GCAAGTCCTGACAAGGAGGGCGAAGGCACAGGCGACGCAAGCACGGGCAAGGAGGGAGAAGGTGCTGGTGACGCAAGTCCTGACAAGGAGGGCGAAGGCACAGGCGACGCAAGCACGGGCAAGGAGGGAGAAGGTGCTGGTGACGCAAGCCCTGACAAGGAGGGCGATGGCTCTGACGAGGAAGGCGATGTTGGTGCGAGTAAAGACATTGACGCAAGTGTTTCTGTCAAGAAAAAAAGAGGGAGGCCTCCAAAAAATGAAGGCAATGTGGGGATGAGGCTGGATTACAATCCACATATTCACGGGAGTTCAAGCAAGGATGTCATTGAATCGACAGAACCTGTTGTCAAGAGAGGAAGAGGGAGGCCTCCGAAAAATGTTGTAGAAGGCAATACGGGGATGGAGCTGGTGACAGAACCGGTTGTCAAGAGAAGAAGGGGGAGGCCTCCTAAAAATCAAATTATCAACAAGCCAATTGTCAAGAAGAGAAGAGGACGACCTCCCAAAATCAAAAATGTAAAAGACGAAAAGAAAGTTATTGTGAAAAAGAGGGGGAGACCTCCTCTAGCAAAGAATATGAAGAAGATAGCTAGAAAGACAAATGAAATCGATTGTCCGGTTACTCTAGAAGAGATGATGTCATATATTGGCAATCTAGCTTACAAAATAGAGAACATCAATCAAAATGTAAGTACTATACTTACTATTTTTGACGAAGTTCAAGATTCTCTTCCAGACAACAAGGAAGATGAAGAAGCCAATAGTGGCGACGATCAAGGAGATGGTGAAGAGGATGAGGATGAAGAGGATGATGATGAAGAGGATGACGAAGAAGATGATGAAGAGGATGACGAAGATGATGACGAAGACGATGACGAAGACTGAAAGTCAAAATTTTGGATATTGTATTGGTGTTAAAATCAAAAAGATTTTAATAAAAAAAATAATATCTAATTATCTTTCTTTTCAAAGATAGTCTCGTCATACTCGCGATCATCATCTTCCAATGTATCGTCTGTTGTATCATCTGTTACAACTTCATTATTCGAATCAAATGTATCAATAACTTCTTCGTAATTATTAATGTCATTGTCGTCATCTTCTTGTCTTTTTATTTTTTCCATAAAATCCTTATTTTTTTCAATTATATTTTCAACAAATAGGTTAAATCTCTTTCTTTTTCTACTTGAATCGGCGAAAACAATATTTTCATCCATAAGTTCAATAATTTTGTATTGAATTTGTAAAATATCTTCATCATAAAAAGGTAAAAATATATTAAGTGTCATAAAGAACAAAGATATTGAATTGTAATAAATACAAGACAAACTATCATATATGTTCATTTTTGTTGATAATATTACATTCGTATATAAGCAAAATCTTTATATAATTTAATAGTATATTTAAATAGAAAATGTGTGACTATGAAAAAAGAATAATATATATAAATTCAGAAAATGGAACCTTTTTATCTTCAACAAAATTCAATATGACATTTGATCTTGCCGAATTTATAAAAGATATTGCATATATAAAACTATTGAAAAGTGAAATAATAATAAATGTAGATGGTATTGAAAATACATTAATCAATAATAACAAGGTAGAAGACGGTGATCCAGTATTTATAAATTTAAATGAATATAATCGTATATCGACAAGAATCGGAGAAAATACAGTAAAATATTTTGATATAATTCACGTCAATTTATCAGAAAAATTTGGGAATAATGTGCCAACAGGTAATATATCATTTAAAAATATCTCAGGTACACCTACATTTAATCCTTATAATAGCGACACACATATATTACTAAGTGATAATAATGTATCAAAATTTAATATAACGCTCTATGACAAATATAATGAAATGATAAATAGAAGTGATGTCACATCATTCAATATGACAATTTGTCTATATTCTCTTCGTAAAAAAATATCACAAATATAAAATACTTAAAGATTTATCACAATAATAATATCACAAAGAGATATCGGATATTATGGTTACTAAAGATGAAATTGCAGCAGGATTTGATATTGGAACAACAACAAGTTGTGCAGCTATTTGGATTAATGAAAGAGTAGAAATTATCCCGGATTCTCAAACCGGATCAAGAATTATTCCATCATATGTTTCTTTCACAGATCAAGAAAAACTAGTAGGAGATGCTGCAAAGAATCAATCTACAATGAATCCTAAAAATACTGTATATGATTCTAAGCGTCTAATTGGAAGAAAATTTGATGAACAAATTGTACAAGAAGATTGTAAAAAATGGTCATTTAATGTTTCGGCAGACAAGGACAATAAACCACTAATTAATGTTAAATATAAAAATGAAGAAAAACAATTTCATCCCGAACAAATTTCAGCAATGGTAATTCAAAGACTTAAAGAAACCACTGAGGCTTATCTCGGACATGATCTCAAGAAAGTTGTTATTACTGTCCCTGCGTATTTCAATGATTCACAGAGACAAGCTACAAAAGATGCTGGAGCTATCGCAGGTCTAGAAGTACTTAGAATTATCAATGAGCCTACATCTGCTGCAATTGCATATGGTCTAGATAAGACAGATGATAAAGGTGAGAAAAATATTCTTGTATTTGATTGTGGTGGAGGAACTCATGATGTATCTATCTTGACCCTTGATGGGGGTATCTTTGAAGTGAAGGCTACAGGAGGAGATACACATCTTGGAGGTTCGGATATTGATAATGTGATTGTTGAATTTCTTTGTACAGAAATTGAGAAAAAACTTAAAACAAATGTAAGAAAAAATGCAAGAGCAATGAAGCGCCTCAATATTGCAGCAGAAAAAGCTAAAAAGAATCTATCATCTGCATCTACTGTTTCAATTGATGTAGAATCCATTATTGATGGACAAGATTTTACAACTACACTTAGCAGAGCTAAATTTGAACAACTTGCTGATCCTATTTTCCAAAGAACAATCGAACCAATTAATCGTCTTCTTCAAGATGCTAAAATGTCTAAGGGTGATATTAATGAAATTGTTCTAGTGGGTGGAACTACAAGAATTCCTCGTGTTCAAGAACTACTCTCTAGTTATTTCAATGGTAAACAACTCAACAAATCTCTAAATCCAGACGAAGCAGTCGCATATGGAGCTGCTGTACAAGCTGCAATTCTAACTGGACAAGGAAATGATAAAACAAATGAACTACTACTACTTGATGTAGCACCTCTTTCACTAGGAATTGAGACTGCTGGTGGTGTAATGACTAATATTATTGATAGAAATACTACAATCCCGACCAAAAAATCTCAAGTATTTTCAACTTATGCAGATAATCAACCTGGTGTAGATATCAAAATTTATGAAGGTGAAAGAAAATTTACCAAAGATAATAATCTTCTAGGAAGTTTTCATCTAGACGGAATTCCTCCTGCACCAAGAGGTGTACCACAAATTGAAGTATCATTTGATGTAGATGCCAATGGTATTATGAATATTACAGCTGTTGAAAAAGGTTCTGGTAAAACAAATAATATTTCAATTACAAATGATAAAGGAAGACTTACACCTGAACAAATTGAAGAAATGATTAAAAACGCTGAAATGTTTAAAGAAGAGGATGAGAAAAAGAAGCAAAATATCGATGCTAAAAATTCACTAGAGAACTATCTTTACAATATTAAAGGTTCTGTTCTCAAAGAACCAGAAGATGCCGCACAAAAAAGCCCTTCGTTTGATGAAGTAAAAGCTGAAGCAGAACCTATTGTTGAAGATGGTCTTAAATGGCTAGAAGAGAATGATAGTGCTTCTACTGAAGAATATAATGAGAAAAAGAAAGAAATTGAAGGTAAAATGCAACCTTTGATGACTAAACTTTACGGAACTCCAGGAGGAGCAGAAGGACAAGTTCCTCCAATGGGTGAAACTACTTCAGAACCTCAAGTAGATGAAGTAGATTAAAATTGAGTAATTTATTTTTATACATATAAAACTTTTGATAAGTAATTATATATTATGGGAGGATTAGCAAATGTTGGTTCAACATGTGCAGTGAATAGTTTAATACAGATGCTTTGTAACGACGATGATATTCGTAAACTTATTATAAATAAGAATATAAAAGATGATAAAGATAGTTTATCGAAAGAAATTGGTGAAGTTTTTCATTTACTTCATAACAAAAATAAGTCATTACGACCCAAAAAACTGATATTCAAAATATACAAGGAATTTTCTGATTTTTTTAGATTAGGAGAACAATTAGACATTTGTGAATTATGGATGTGTATTCATCAAAAAATCTCTCAAGAACATGGTGATACCATCACTATTGAAAAATGTATTGAACCAAAATTCAATGATATTGATAATTTGATACCTTATTGTAATTATATCATTTCAAAACATAATGATTTTCAAATATCAGAATGGTCAAATATAACTCAAGGTATTCTTATGAACTATATTAAATGTGAACAATGTAATGAAATTATTTATAATTTCGAACCATTTATATTGCTTCCTTTGGATATTGGAAAGAATAATATTGCATCAATGATAGGAGAATTTATCAAACCTTATTGTTCACAAGGTGATTGGAAATGTGAGAAATGTAATGAATATACAAAGTATATTAAAATAAATCAGATATGGAAATTTCCTAAAAAACTCATATTGATGATCAAACGATTTGACGAAAAACTTGATAAAAATTGTACAGAAATAGATATAAATCAAGAACTAAATATAAAAATAACAAATAAACAAATTACTTATAAACTATCATCTTTGGCATTACATTATGGTAATATGAATAATGGACATTATGTATCATTATGTAAGATAAATAATCAATTAAAGTTATTTGATGATTTGAAAATATTCAATATTAAAGATGATTTTTTACAAAAAAATAAAGAAGCTTACTTAGTATGGTATGATTTGATTTAGATTGGGTTAAGCGAAACTGCTTCTTGCTCTACAAACTGTTTAACAAAAACGTTACCGTCTTCATTTATTTGCATAATAGTTTCACCTGATTTATTGCAGAATCTCACACTTCCATATATAGTGACATCAAAGTTTAAATTTTGAACATTGTTTTTGAAATAATCAATCATTATATCGTCAGTTTCATTAATACCATTGACGACGTCAATATCATTACTTGGTATTCCTATAGAAATTTTATCATCTGAAATATTAATGTTGCCATTTTTCCCAAGTGATAAAATTTCATAATTTTTGTAATGTTTAATAATATTAACAGGATTTATTTGATCATAAGTTATTTCAAATGATGTATTAGAAGTATTTAATGAATATGATACATTATCATTTCGTAAAACTAAATGTGAATTACATGATTTCCCATCAATAATGATAGCAGGGTTATAATATTCTGTATCATTTGTAATAACAACTGCTTCATTAACATTATTAATATTATTATTAATATTTGTTATGATTTTCAAATTTGAAGAAATATTTAAAGTATCCATTTTTTTTAATGTGGTGAAAGTCAAATTTTGGACATTGATATCTTGAGAAATCATCGAATCGCATCGAATATTGTTCACATCTGATATATTGTTTGTTCCAAAACTTATATCATCTGATATGTTTGTTACACTTAAAGTATTAATATAACTATTGCCATCGATATATAATTTGTAATCTTCAGTTGGACTAACAGAACCTATTGATAATGTTCCATTTGCTGATATTGAAGAAATAAAATTATTATTTGAAGATATATATAGGATATCTGGTGGTGGTATATCAATATATTCTCTAGCATTATATTTAATAACATAATCTTGTGAATCAATCTCTGATAAATCTATATTATTTAAATAAAAATATAATTTTATTTGAAATGTTTTACTAGTAGTATTATTTTTTTTACTAATTAATGTAGGATTTTGTTCATTATTATCGAGGTTTACTATATATAATTTACTTGAATCATAACTTTTTTGTTCTAAAAATTCAATCAAAGTTGTTGTTGTAAGTATTTCATATCCAAATATGATAGAATCTGATAATATTACATTCAATGTAGAAACATCTTCTCTATCTTGAATTATAACATTTTTCTGAATATTAGCGGGAAATATCTTACTAAAAACAGGTATAACTATTTGAAATGTGTATGATGGTTTCACTGTATCAAAATCAATTGATCTTTGGCCAATTATATTATTGGTATCATAATCAATTTCCTTGTTTATTTCAACAAAAATTGTATTATTTGTTTGTGGAATAATATCACCGTTATCATATTTTGTTTCGAAATTAAAAGATGTATTTACAGAATTATGAAAATATATCATGTTTTTATTACCAATAAATTGATCATCAGTCGAATTTCCTGTGTAAATGTTTGTAGAAAAAAATGGGTTTTCTTCTCCATCTTTAAAAATATTGTTAGACATTGAGTATTCGTCATAGATTAAATAATTACTGATATTTTTATTCGATGAATATTCCATATCAATATTGAGAATCGGGTTATTTCTAACATTTTGACCTTCATAATCATCTGTTCTTTTAATATGTAATCTTCCAAAAGGATTGTCTGTACCTAAACCCAAATGTCCATTACTTGTCAATATCAATTTATCACCATAATTCCGACCAGTAAAATCGATGATATTATCATTTACAGAAGATAACGATATAGGAGCAGTTGGTGTAATATCACCAAATCCTATAAAACCATTGCGATTCATTGTAAATAATGTTGAAACATCTTCATTGGAAGATTTAATAGAAATAATGTCAGTAATATTACTTGAAGATCTTTCAATGTCAAGAGCAATGGAATCAAATTCGGATGTTTGAAATACACTGATATTTTGTTCAAGAACCAAACTTTGAATAACACCAGAGTCAAATGAAGCTCCAGTAATTGATAATGATTCATTTTCATTTAAAGAAGAAATTTTGTTCACAAACAATGTACCATTTGTAATGAATACATTCGAATTTACATTTACAGTAGACGAATTAACTGTCAATATATCATCTACATTGAATGTAGAATCACCATGTAAGATGACGTCGATATTACTATGAAGAGTAATAGCATTACTTGAAACATAAAATTTATCATATAAGTTGACATCCATTTCGGATTTGAGAGTTTTATATACATTAAAATAATCTTGATTAACAGACAATAAGTTGTCACCACTTGTTAGATTGATAACAAAATTATTTTCAGACAATCCAATGTCATATTTATTTTCATAATTGATAAAAGCATTATTTAATCCTGTTCTCAATCGAATCAAATTAGAATCTACAGAAGAGTTTAATACGAGAGTATTGTTTTGCAAATCGTTGTAATGTGTATCAGAATTTACAATATGTATTGACATATTTCTTGTATTTATCTTGTATATATACAATATATGTTTTCTTATATAAAAATACTGTTATGATAAATTATATTATTGGCAGACGGATTCGAACCGCCGAAGCTTACGCATACGATCTTAAGTCGTACCCCTTTAACCAGACTCGGGAATGCCAACAATTTAACCCAAAATAGGGCAGTATTAATTAAAAAAAATAACTTTTCAAGTAGATCACTTGATACACATATATATGTGTATATTCTTATATAATTTCTTCTTTATATGATATTTTAGTAAAAGCAAAGGTATTTTTAATATTTAGTTATAATAATGTCTGTATATAAATTATTTGATGAAATATTCTGTATATTATCCGACGACACAGGGATAGATAAATTAAGAAATATAGTTGATACAACGATAGAAATCAAATATTTTGATAATTTCCATACAAATTTTAATTCACATATAGAAATTATTAAATATGCTTACAAAAAACAATTAAAGAATATTATTGTTTTCGAATCAAATACTTTGCCAAGAAATAATGTCAGTTTTATAAAAGATATTTATAATCATCAAGACTATGACATTATCTTTTTATCAAGTGATGTCTTTGATAAACCTACTACAAATGTTATGATCTATAATTCATCAGCTTTTGAGAAAATATTACATGATTATCACGATTATATAGATCTAATGTCATATGGAACTTATTTATTAAATTATTCTGAATTAAATTGTAATATATGTAGACCTATATTGTTTTATAATGATAATATATTGACGAATATAATAAGACAATTCTATCAATATTTTAAATTATTCAAACAAACAATTATTAAATTATTAGTCATATTCGTATTTTATATTTTTATCAAAATATATAAGTATAAAAATAAATAATCGTATTATATAGAATCTATGGAATATCCTGAATTAGACATAAATTCTATCGAAAAACATGATGATCATTTAAAAATAATCTATTCTGATAATCAATCAGAAATATTGAATATTTCATTGGAAACTTATAAACAAATGAACGAAAAATGGTTAAAAAATACACCTATGTTTTTGACTGATAAACATAAAGATCTTTTAAGAAATATTTCATTTGCTGCAATACAATCTAGACAAATTTGTATCAATGAATTGAATAAGTTTTTTAAATCTGAATCTGAACAAAATATCAAGGAATTTTTGATATATATGCGTAAAAGACCTCAAAAAATATCAGAAGATAAATCGAAATATTTAAAAGAAAATATTTAAGTTATTTTTATATCTTATATTTAATGATGAAAGACATTTATTTAATACTTTTATTTATTAATATAGCATATTCTTTATCAATATATATTGGTTCAACAGGTTTATTATTTCCATATTCTCTCGGTTCATTAGCCTATATTAAGAATATTTCAAAAAATCAGCAATATAATATGATAGGGGTTTCTGGAGGAAGTTGGTGTTCTTTAATATATTATGTCGAAAAAAATCTCACAGACCACGACTATTTATGGGATAAATATATAGGAAATGAAAGACTGAATATTTTTAATCGAAAATGTATGGAAAATTTACAACAAAATATATCAAAAAATATTTTGAATAATGATATAGATTTTATAAATTTACCTGTCTGTTTTTATACAACAAATCTCAAAAATTTAAAATTGAAGAATATAAAAATTGATTCATTTGACTCAAAAAATGAAATGATTTCAATAGCAAAATGTAGTTCATATATTCCTTTTTTATGTGGTAAAAAAATGTTTTTTCGTTATAATAAATCAAAATATATCGATGGTGTTATAAATCATAAAGTACCTGAATGTGATTATAGCATAACAACAAATAGATTTTCATTAAGAGAAAAATTATATGTAAGTTCAAGATTAAATAAAAATATTTCAAAGATTTTATTTGAAAAAGGATGGAAAGATGCAGAAAATAGATTTGCTAAATTAAAAAAATGATGAGATGTTAATATTTTATTCAACATATATAAATGAAATTGGAATTCGATTATTCCAAAAATATCATTTTAATAGATAGTAGTTATTATGTCTTCTATAGATATTTTGCAACATTTAGATGGTTTACATTTCAGAAAAAAGTATTTGATCCAACTACGATAATGGAAAATGAAGAATATATTCAATGTTTTATTAAACATTTGAAATCAGATATAAATAAAATTACAAGAAAATGGAAAACAGATAAAAATAATATTGTGTTTTGTAATGATTGTCAAAGATGTAATATTTGGCGAAATGATTTATATAGTGATTATAAAGGAAATCGAGTTGCTAATGAGAATTTTAATGGAGAAATTTTCAATATCTTTAATCAAGTTATTACTGATATGTCAATCTATAAAATTTCATTTGATCGATTAGAAGCAGATGATATTGTTTATCTTCTTCAAAATAAACTGAAACAAAAAAAAACAAATATCGTCATTATCACAAATGATAACGATTATCTTCAGATGATTGACAAAAATATTGAAATTTATAATATGCAAATGAAAGATATATCTTCAAGAGGTCAATGTAATCCCATACAAGATCTTTATCAAAAAGTTTTATTCGGTGATAAAAGTGATAATATTTTAAGAATATCTCCTATAATTACAAAAGAAAAGTCTATAGAATTGTCACAATTACCATTGGTAGAATTGAAGAAATGGATAAAAAAAGAGAATTTAAATAACGAATTTGAACTCAATATGAAATTAATATCTTTTGAATATATTCCAAAAACAATATCAGATAACTTTTATAAATCATTGATTATTTCTTAATATTACTTACATATAATACTTCCTTTTCTTTTTGAAGCATTCCAATATACCTAGCCAATGTAAAAAAATAGTCAGATAATCTGTTCATATAAATAAGACATTTTTGATGATTTGAATTATACAAATCAACTAATGATCTCTCTGCTCTTCTACAAATTGTTCTGATTTTATGTGTAACAGCCATTTCAATACTTCCACCTGGTAAAATGAAATTAACAAGTTTTGGAAGTTCTACAGTCATTGCATCGATATCCTGTTCAAGTTTACGAACATTATTACCATCGTTATCAAAATGAATTGGTTTTTTATCTGAAGGATTTGCAATATTTGCTCCGATATCAAATAAAATTGATTGCATTTCAATCAAATGTTTAATTATGTATTCAAATTTTTGATCTGATTTAATATAAGCGATAAGTAATCCGATTTCACTATTAAGCTCATCAATATTTCCAATACAATTTAGAATTTGATCATTCTTTGAAACTTTTGTACCATCATATAGAGATGTTGAACCACCGTCGCCTGTTTTAGTATAAATTTTCATTATAATGATAAGTTATTATCTTTTTAAATAATTTCTATTTTTTTTGAAATTTCTTTTATATTTTCTTCTATTTGAATATAATTTTTCATCAAAACTATCGCAAATATTATTTTCTTCATCTGATGAAATATATGCTGGTGTCAATGGAGATGATGGAGCAACAGATTCAATTGGTGACATTGTTGCAACAAATTGATTTTTTTTATACTGCAATTGTGGAGTATTTGGGGCACTATCAGAAACATAATATGTATATGAATTTGATGTACTTAATGATTTCACAGATTCATTTGATTGCGGTGTTAAATCATCAGTATCAGTTTTCTGTTCATCGAAATATGTAGTTAAAAAATTATCTTTTTTATTACCCGATGCCAAAAAAGGTAACTTATATCTTCTATATGTTTTAATAACTTTATTTCGAATATGAGATGGAAAATGAAATTGAATATGTTCACATAATATATTATATTCAGTTATAATATTTGTTATATCCGAATTTGCAAAAATGGTTTTTTTTTTTGAAAGTTCAAGATTTATTTTATTATACATTTTGAGAAACTTTATTGATTGAGAATTGAAAAAGAATTCTTTTTCTGTTATCTTAAAAATATTCAAAATTGATAATGATAATGCGATAAATATATTTAATACAACACTTATATGTTGAATTTTTTTGGAAAAATCTATATCATATGCTGTATATGTATTCATCATTGATAGTCCTGTTGAAGATAATACAATTGGTATATTTATTGTATTTTTGATTTTCGAATAGAAAGATGATGTTTTATCACATAAAATATACATTATATATGTGTAATCCTTATATTTTTCTAATTCATCAATTTGTTCATTCATCCATCTATATAATAAAATTAAAAAAAATGATTATTGATAAAAAAATGATTATTGATAAAAAATGATAATTGATTTGAAAGTTTAAAAACTATGGAATGTACTAAATGTCATAAACTATTGACTCTTGACAATTTCTCTTACAAAAACTTAAAATACAAGATATTATATTTACATTGTAATAAATGTAGAGAAAAATTACAAAATCCTGATAAAAAACAAAGAGAAAAAGAGCAATATGATTTTATCAAAAAAACAAATGTAATTCAATGTGATTGTGGGATAACTTATGTATCATTTAGAACTTATCATACAATGAGACATATGAGTTCAAAAAAACACAAAACAAATGTGCAAAAACAATCATCATAATATTTGTTATATTTTTCAATCTTGAATGGTAAAAAAATGATTAAATTCTATTTTTTTGATCATCAATTACGCAAATGCAAGATATTGAAAACTGTATTCCTCATAAAAAAAGGAAGATAGCACCTGAATTATGGAAAATTGTTTTAAAAGAAATAGAACTCAATAAAAGTAATATAAATAATAACAAAGAATTGACAAAATTTAAATTATATATACAAAATACATATAAAATTGTGTTATCAAACAGTGAACTTATAAAAGCATATAATGAGTTAAATTATAATAATCCAGAATTGCGAAAATTATTTATCAAAAAAAAGTCAAAATCAAATTCAGGTGTTATTGTAGTGACAGTTTTAACATCAGCACATCCTGAATATATTGATGAAAATGGTGAATTAAAAATTACCAAATTTTCTTGTGCTTGGAATTGTCATTATTGTCCAAATGAAAAAGCAAGTGAGGAAAACAATTGGGTTGATCAACCTCGTAGCTACCTTTTTCAAGAACCAGCTGTTTTGAGAGCAAATGAAAATAACTTTGATGCTATTCTACAATTTAGATCTCGTATATCAAATTTAATTGATATGGGACATAATGTTGATAAAATTGAATTGCTAATTCTAGGAGGAACTTGGTGTAGTTATCATGAAAATTATCAAGAAAGATTTATAAAAGAATTATATTATGCTGCAAATACCTATTATGATAAAAATCCAAGAGAAATAAAATCACTTGAAGAAGAAATAACAGAAAATGAAAATGGTCAATTGCATATTATTGGAATAACACTTGAAACTCGACCTGATACTATTACTATCGATGAAATTAAAAAATTTCGTAGATATAATGCTACACGAATCCAATTAGGTGTACAACATACTGATAATTCAGTATTAAAAAAAATTAATAGAGGACATAATATAGAATGTGTGTATAAAGCAATTCGAATGTTAAAAGAAAATGGATATAAAGTTGATATACATTTAATGCCAAATCTACCAGGAGCATCACCTGATAAAGATATGGATATGTTAAGAAGAGCATTATATGACGATAGATTACAAGCAGATCAATTGAAAATTTATCCTTGTGCGGTTGTTCCTTTTACAAAAATTAAAGAATGGTATGACAATGGAGAATTTATTCCATATGATGATTTAACTTTATATGAAATAATCAAAGACTTTAAGAAACAGGTACAACCTTATAAAAGACTAAATAGAATAATTCGTGATATTCCAAGTACATATATTTCAGCAGGATATAAATCTGTAAATATGAGACAATTATTACAAGATGATATGAAAAAAAATAATTGGTGTTGTAAATGTATAAGATGTAGAGAAATTGGAGGAAAAAATATCAAAGATCCAAATGATATTAAATTATATATTTCAAAATACAGGGCATCAGAAGGAGATGAATATTATATTTCATATGAGACTGGAGAAGGATATCTTATAGGTTTTGTGAGATTAAGAATAAATACATCACCCAAATATACATTAGAATCATTGAAAGATTCAGCATTAATAAGAGAATTACATGTCTATTCAAATGTATCTATAGTTGGAACCCAAGAATCTAATTCTTATCAACATAAAGGATATGGTAAAAAATTGATATTAGAGGCTGAAAAAATTGCAAAAATGCACAATATTTATAAAATGGCAATTATAAGTGGAACAGGTGTGAGAAATTATTATAGAACCCTTGGTTATGAATTAGAAAACACTTATATGACGAAGAAATTAGATAAACCGTTATTTTTGAGAATACAAGAATCCAGTTGGTTCATCAAAAACATTTTGAATATCTGAAATAACAATAACACGACAACTATTTGGTAATAAATCTATTAATTTTTTTATCTTATTTTTATCATTTTCTGAGAGACAATAATATATATATTTATGATTATTTTCTAAAACAATAACAAATCTGTCTAAATCGTGTGTCAAATATATTTCTTTTATTAAGAATATGTTTAGAAAAAGCTTATCAAAATCAACTTTTTCTATAGGTTTTTTAGGTAAAACTCCTTTCACAATTTTATAATCTTTATTAAGATAATTCTGGATATTATTTTTGATAACTCTCAATCTTTTATTATTAGATAATGACATGTGACAAGGATATGTAAAAACATATTTTAACAATGACAAAAATAATATATATTGACAAATTCGCATTTTTATTATTATATAATAATCATATATTTATATTAATTTATATTCAAAGCTTTTCCTAATAATGTTATAATAGAAACCAATGTTTCAATTGTATTAGCATTTTGAATAATATTTTTAAATTTTGGTTTGTTATCCAAATCAATAATCATCTTATCTTTTTTAATTCTAATTTCGATCTGTTGAATATTAGAAACATCTAAAACCAAATTTTTCATTGTAATTTTTGAGATTTGCGATTCTGTATTATTAATTTTGGTATAATTATTAACAAATTTTTCAGTAAAATTTATTACTGTATCTAATTCGTTTTTTGTATAATTTTGTCTCAAAAGTTTTCGAGTCTTTCTTAAACCTAATAAATATGAACCGTAGATTTTTCTATCATTACAATATTGATATATTATTGTATTTGCAGTTTTTGGAATTAAACTTACAAATGAATGTGAAAATTGTAATATTATTAGAAATAGTAGTATATATTTCATTCCTTAATAATTTTTATTGTATTAAAAATCATTTTTTATATTTTTCACAGAAAGGAGTACATTTCTTATTATTTTTGAGAAATTCATGATGATTTTATATTTTTGTTATTTTTTTATTGAAATGTACTCAAATTCAAATATCCGATAAAAAATCCCATATATTATCAAAATCTTTTCGATATGAATAATCATATGTTATTTCACTTGATAATTTATATTTAATTACATAATCTACACGACACCAAGGACATTTATATTTACATAATGAATCATCTAAATATTTTAATTGTTTTTCAAAACATGTTTTACAAGAAAAATGACAAGAATCATTCTGATTTGGTCCAGTAATATCATTTGTTTTATTAAAACATATATTGCATATATGAGTCAATAATATCTCAATGTTTTATATAAAAGAGTACATTTCATAAAGATTTTCAAAATTTAAAAACCTTTACAAAAAATCAAAAAAAAATAATGAAATGTACTCTTTTCTTTTTGAAGATACATATAAAAAATAAAAAACTGACAAGAATTAAATAGTATTCAAAATATTATGGATTTAAGTAAATTGAGTAAAAAAGATTTACTTTCAAAATGTTTTGAGTTAGGTATAAATAAATGTAAATCAAAAACCAAAAGTCAATTGATTGATATAATATCCAATGTATCAATTTCAAATAATGATATAACAATTCTACATAATGATTGTATGATTGAATTGGAGAAACTTGATGATGAAAGTATAGATTGTGTGATAACAGATCCTCCATATTTTATAGATAAACTTGATAATAACTGGAGTGTGAAAAATATAACTGAAGATTCTAAAAATAGTCATATAAAACATTTACCAAAAGGTATGAAATATGATAAATCTCAAATAAAAAATTTATATGATTATTATCTTGAATTATCCAAACTTCTCTTTAAAAAAATGAAACCAGGAGCATATTTTCTGTCATTTTCATCACCAAGATTATATCATGCGATAGCAATGAGTTGTGAAATTGCAGGTTTTGAAATAAGAGATATGATAAATTGGACTTATACACAAAGTATGCCAAAGGGAATGTCTGTTGCACATATAATTGAAAAAATGGATTTGACAGATGATGAGAAAAATATATTGATAGATGAATATAAGGATTTTAAAACACCTCAAATTCGTTCTTGTTTTGAACCAATATGTGTTGCTATGAAACCAATCGGTAAATTAACATATATTCAAAATGAATTGAAATTTAATACAGGACTATTGGATTTTTCTCAAAAAGTTGGAAAAGATAATGATAGAGTTCCTGCAAATATTATGACAACTGAGGAATATAATGAAAGTTATGATAAAAACTTCTTGATATCAAAACCAAATAAAAAAGAAAAGGGTGAATATAATATACATATCACTGTAAAACCCTTAGCATTAATTGAACATCTTACAAAACTATTCAGTAAGAAAGGATCGTTAGTGGTTGATCCTTTCTTAGGAAGTGGCACCACAGCAATTGCATGTAAAAATACTGAAAGAAAATGTATTGGAATTGAACTTAATGAAGAATATTATAAAATTTGTTTAGAGAGAATTAAATAAATTTTGAAATATAATTTGATATTGTAATGCCTGTTCTTTGGTTATATCAATTTCCTTTTGTTTAATCATACTTTCCAATTTACTTGGAACTGGAAATTTTGTCAAAATATCATTAAACCAAATGTAATTATCTCTATATTTTCCTTGTATAGGTGGTTGTAATATAAGATTATTTTTTGAACTGTTACCAGAATCAGGGTTTTTATGACCTAATTGCCAGTCTTTATTAGGTGGATCAATGTAATCTTCTTTGATTTTTTGTTTAATTCGATTTATCATTTCGTTTTTTTCATCTTCACTACCGCCAAAAACAAAATTTTTCCTCATTATTTTTTTCGATGATGTCTGATATGGATAAACAATCCAATGTCTCGCTTTTTGAATCCCACTACTATTTCTAATACCCAATTGATTATGTTTATTAAAACATTGTATAATATCCTTTGATTTTATATTGAATTTTTCTTTAAATTCATCTTCTGCTGCTCTATCCCAATAATAGTCTCTATAATGTAACATTGTTCTTAGAGCTTTACCAATACAAGAATCTTTACCAGGAAGATCAATTTTATCCTTATTTTGTTCATAAAAAACCATGAACTCTTCTGGATAATCGTCTGGAATTTTATCTATCAAACTAACATTAATTCTTTTTTTTGGTATTTGAATTTTTGACAAATCAGATATTTCACCATTAGATTCAATTGTATCAATATCTACAACAGAATCCATTATGAATATGAATATCTAATATAAAATGTTTTTAAACATCTTTTTTAACAGTTCTCTGTTTTTTCTTCATAGATGGTTCATCTATTTCATGTAAACCTCTTTTTTCATTTATCTTATACAATACCTTAGACAAATCTTCAAAAATATTTGATAATTGATTCGCAATTTCAGTAGATGATTCTTTTTTATCATGTGATCTAACTGATTTAGATAGAAAACGGTGTTGTGATCTTGGTTGAGACTGATATGGTGATCTTGGTTGAGACTGAGATGGTGATCTTGGTTGAGACGAATGTTGTGATAATGGTTTTTCACCAAGTTTATTATTTTGATTTGAGACAAGTGCTTGTTGGTTTGTTTTCTTTTTTGATTTTTGCGAAGGTGTAATATGTTTTGATGATTTTGATTTACGACTAGTAGCTTGTGATTGAATTTTTTTAACTTTGTCATCAGCAGATGGGTCAAAAAAATTTGTTTGTTTTCTAATTCTTGTTGAAAATTTTACTGGATCTATTTTCATTTTTTGCACTACTTTTCTTTTCCATAGATTTGCCATTCGTTTTGTTAAATCATTGGCTATATCATCAGGTTTTGTATCAATAGGTTTTGTATCATCAGATTTTGCACCAATAGGTTTTGTATCAATAGGTTTTGTATCATCAGGTTTTGTATCAATAGGTTTTGTATCAATAGGTTTTGTATCATCAGATTTTGCACCAATAGGTTTTTGTTCACCTAAAAAAAGTTTTGATACAGAATCAGTCAATTTATTTACATTCAGATGATGTTGATAATAATCTTTTGAAACTAAATTATGATCTTGAATATTACTCAAAATCCGTCTTTTTTTACCTTTTAAAGGAATGACACCTCCTTTGAAATTGTCCAGCATTTAAAAAATAAAAATAATTTAATAAATGAAAAATAAACACAATATATATAAGAGAAAAATATAAAAAATGATATAAATCATCAAGTAATTAAAAATATTAAATATGAAACAAGATATTTGTTGGGATATTCTTGATAAATATTTTACCTCAAGAGGATCTGGTCAAACCATAAATCCTTTGGTAAAACACCAAATTGATAGCTATAACAAATTCATAGATCATACATTAGAATGTATTATCAATGGTTTTAACCCTATCAAAATAACAAATACTTTGAAAAATGAATCTGGAAACCAATCTCATAAAATTTTCATCAATATTCAACAACCATCTATTACAAAACCAATATATCATCTTCAAGATGGTACTCAAACAGTAATGACACCTTATATTGCAAGAATGAATAAACTAACATATTCAAGTAATTTATATGTAGATGTCAATGTGCAAATTGAAGTAACGAATGAAGATGGAATAATAGAAAAATTCAACAAAACAATAAATGGTGTATTTATTGGTAAAATTCCAATTATGGTTCGTTCAAAAGCTTGTATTCTTCAACAAGTTCCTGGACTAGGTGAAGAAAATAATAATGAATGTCGTTATGACTATGGTGGATATTTCATTATCAATGGTAGTGAAAAAGTATTAGTTAGTCAAGATCGCATAAATGAAAATAAAACACTTGTATTTCAACCGAATAATAATACCGAAGGTCTTTATGCTGAGATAAGATCTTCTAGTGAGTCATCATATTTACCACCCAAAACAACAAATCTCAATATGAGTGGAAAATTAAATCATATCGGGAGAATTATCAGAATGAGTACTTCATTTCTCAAATCGGATGTTCCAGTATTTGTGATGTTTAGAGTTCTTGGTATTATGAGTGATAAAGAAATTATTCAACATATCGTTTATGATATAGATAACGCTGATAATAAGAAAATAATAAATGAATTGATGGCATGTTGTGAAGATGCTTGTGATATTCATACACAAGAATTAGCGGAAGAAGTACTTATTAAAGTAATGATTGGAAATAACAAAGCAATAAATCAAAAAGAACTATTACATAATAACATTGCAAATGATTTTCTACCACATGTAGGAAAAAGTTACAAACGAAAAGCATTATATTTGGGATTTATGATCAGAAAAATAATTAGAATTTATCTCGGTTATGATACATATGATAATAGAGATAGTTATAATCATAAAAGAATTGATACACCTGGTATTTTGATGAGTAATTTGTTTCGTCAATGTTATGGTAAAATGACAAAAGAAATTAAAGCTCTTATTGAAAGAGAACTTAATTTGTGGAGAGCAAATCCAAATTCAATAGCTACATCTGATATCATAAGTGATGCAAATATTCATAGATATTTTAGACAATCTTTATTAGAATCTTGGATTAAATATTCACTTTCAACAGGAAATTGGGGAATCAAAAGTATTGGAAGTTTTCAAAATATTCGTCAAGGTGTCTCACAAGTTCTTAATAGAATGTCATATGCAAGCACTTTGTCACATCTAAGAAGAATTAATACAGCTATGGAGAAAAACGGAAAATTAGTCCAACCTCGTAAACTAGATAACTCTCAAATTGGTATGATCTGTCCTGCAGAAACACCAGAAGGAGCATCAGTTGGACTTGTAAAAAATATGGCATTGAGTACAAATATTTCAGTTAATATGGGAACACATCATATTCGAAATATTTTACAAGAAAATAATGTAATAATTTATAATGAAAAAAATAATTCAATTGATTATTTGAAAAAAATGGGAGATAATAATAATGTAATTGTCATCGTAAACGGTGATATCATAGGATATCACGAAAATCCACTTGAATTATATAATATTCTCAAACATCATAAAAGGACTGCTTATATTTATCCAATGACATCTGTAGTATGGACAATAAAACATAGAACAATATCTATATCAACAGAGGCTGGAAGAATGTTTAGACCTCTTATGATAGTTGATTATGATGAGAAAACAAAGAAAAGAGAATTGAGAATTAATAAAATATTGAGAGAAATAAATATGACATGGGAAGAATTTATGAAGGACAAAACATTTGATGATTTCATTGCTTCAAATAATGAAGAAGGATTTATTGAATATCTTGATTGTGATGAGATTGATCATTCAATGATTGCAATGAATCCAAATGAATTACAAAAAGGTATGAAAGGTATTTCTTATCCACCACTTTATACACATTGTGAAATTCATCCAAGTCTTATGAATGGTATTTTAGGTGTAAATGTACCATTCAGTGATCACAATCAATCTCCTAGAAATTGTTATCAATGTATCAATGAAAATGAGAATGTGTTAATGAGTGATGGAACCAAAAAGAAAATCAAAAATATCAATATTGGGGATGAAGTAATATGTTTCGATTTGAAAACAAAACAGAATGTATATACGAGAGTTATTAATCATTATAATCGTCTTACATCAAAAATTGTATTCAATATTAATACATCAAGTGGAAAACATATTATTGCAACACATGATCATAAATTTATGACAAATTTGGGATGGAAAACTTGTATGGAATTTGATAAAAATACTTTATTGGGTATTCATTTTACATCAGATAATTCATTCCATCTAGAAAAAAATACAAATGATACAAAATCACTTATTCTAGAAAATGTGATGAATTCATCATATTTCAAAGATATTGGTGTATTACCATTATATACAAACAGTGATAAAATAAATGTTATTGCTCGTATAGCAGGTTATTATATGAAGAAAAATGATTTCGTAAACGAATATGATAGAAAAACATTTGACAACGATGTAATTTATATTGGGTTCACACATGGTATTAATGATACAAAATTTATGGTATATATGAATCAACTTTGTAAAGATATTAGTTGGATTTACAGATGTTCTGATAATACTCAGAAAGAATTCTTATCTGGTTATTTGTCAACACTTGAAAATATTGATGATGAAATCACAGATAATCATATAGTAGGTCTTCTGAATAAATTTAATATCATTCCGAAAATATCTGAAGAATTTTATGACGAAATCAAACTCAAATATAACAATAAAATTATGAGTAAAATTGCTATTCATATCGAATATATTAAACATAAAAAGTTCTGTAACCAAGTAAATATCAATTATATCAGAAAGATTTACACAGAAAAACAATGGAATGATGTCGTATATACAGAAGGTGATATAGTATTTATTCCATTCAATATGATGAAAAAGATTTCAAATAACCGAATTTCAGATATAACAGTAGAAAGTGATAATCATAGTTTCATTGCTGGTAATGGATTTGCTGTGAGTAATTGTGCTATGGGTAAGCAAGCACTTGGTATTTACACAAGTAATTTCAATAAACGAATTGATACAATGGGAAATATCCTGAATTATGCACAAAAACCTATTGTAAATACCAAATTATCAAAATATACACATAGTAATTCTTTACCATCTGGAACAAATGCTATTGTAGCTATTATGACACATACAGGATTTAATCAAGAAGACAGTGTTATCATTAATCAATCTGCACTTGATAGAGGATTATTTACAAGCACATATTACAAATCATTTAAAGATCAATGTAACAAAAATCACAGTACAGGAGAAGAAGAAATATTTGCTAATCCGCTAAAAATGGAAACAGAAATTACTAAACCAAATTCTTATAATAAAATCAACGAAGATGGATTTATACCCAAAAATACATTTGTTGATAGTAAAGATGTCGTTATTGGAAAAGTTATCCCCAAAAAGATGAATGGTAATATAATTTATCAAGATAATAGTGTAAATATGAAACCAAATGATGAGGGTTATGTTGATATGAATTACATTGGTGTTAATAGTGAAGGTTATAAATTCTGTAATATGAGATTGAGAAAAAATAGAAAACCTGAAATTGGTGACAAATTAGCATCAAGATCTGCACAAAAAGGATGTGTTGGAATGATTTATAGACATCAAGATATGCCTTTTACAAAAGATGGTATTGTTCCGGATATTATAATGAATCCACACGCTATTCCGTCTAGAATGACAATGGCACAACTTATGGAATGTATAATGGGTAAGGCATCATGTCATATAGGGGCTTGTGGAGATTCGACACCATTTACAGATTGTTCGGTTGAATCTATTGCAAAAGTATTAGAACTGTCTGGAATGGAAAGATATGGAAATGAGATTATGTATAATGGTAGAACGGGTGAACAAATCAAGACTGAAATATTTATTGGTCCAACTTATTATCAAAGATTAAAACATATGGTTGTTGATAAAATACATGCAAGAGGATCAAATGGACCAATTGTTATGTTAACTAGACAACCATCAGAAGGAAGAGCTAGAAATGGTGGTCTCAGATTAGGAGAAATGGAAAGAGATTGTCTTATTGGACACGGTATTAGTAAATTTTTGAAAGAAAAAATGTTAGATACTTCAGATAATTATAGGGTATTTATTTGTAAAACTTGTGGTATGACAGCAAATGCAAATCCATTAAAAAATGTTTATAAATGTAATCATTGCAAAACATCTACAGATATTATTCAAGTTCGTATTCCATATGCATTTAAATTACTATCTCAAGAATTGCAAACAATGAATATAAAACTTGGATTTAACTGTGAATAATTTATAAAGTATTGATAATTTCATTCATTTTTATCGGATCTTTTTTCAATTCTTTCCATTCTTGTAAAATTTGATTATAGATTTCTTTAGCAGTCATTTTATATTGATTTACTTTCATTTCTTCCTTTCTTTTCGACATATATTTGATATAGTTGTTGACTTTTTTTTCATTTTTTGGTTCATCAATAATAGGTATTGTATTTTTATTATCTTCATTCGGTACTTCATGAATAATTTTATCTATTTTTTCCTGATATCGCACCCATACTTTGCGATTGTTTTTATATTTCACAATCCAATCAATATTATCACATCCTGTCATAATAGTATTTAGTTCGTAACCTTCTGCTGAAAATCCTTTACCTAATGGTGATAATTCTCTACCAGTATAAGTCATATTTGATACATTAATACAAGAATGTTTAATCATTATTATGATAAAAAATAATAATATCCATTCATTTTTTTAATTTTTTACTTATCTATTAAAAAATGACAATAAAATGATAAACAAAAATCATGAATGTTTCAGAAAACATTAGATGATATATTTGATATTCTCTGTGAAAAATATGGTTATAACGATGATATTATAAAATTAAAAGAACAATTATTAATTTCTTATTTAAATGAAGAAAAAGATAATAATTATTACGAAAAACTAAAATCCAAAAATATTATAATAAAAACAAATGGAGACATTTCATTAAATTAAAAAATTGCTAAAAAATAATATGGAAACAAATCAAAGTAATAGTACGGATCAAGGTATTACTTATGCTCATCAAGGTATTATTTCGGCTCAGCAAAATATTGAGGATTCAAAATGTCAAAATGAAAAAATATTAAATTTATTAAATTTCGAATTATTTAATATTGATAAAAATGTTATAATTATTATAATTAATATATTTTGGGTGTGTCTTTTATTCCTTTGTATTATTCCCTGTATATCCGGTTTTTTACATTTGACTTATCCCATTGTAATGTTTCCGGAACCCACGCCTTATATATTTAGAATTTTACATGAAATTCATTATAATCAAATCATAACTTATATTAGAATACTATTGGTTTTTCTATCTTTAATATATGTTATCATTCTTTCTTTGATTTTTTTTGCTTTGTGGGTCATCCATATAGTATTTGAATCATTGGGTCCTTTCTTATCATGGTTACCAGGTGTGTTAATACCTGGTTACAATGATGTAGAAGAAGAAGGAATATTTGATTTGTTTGATGCTATAATTTTTGATCAAAATATTTCAAAGATATTTGAATATTTACCAAATTCAAATAAAAAACCAAAGTTAACAAATACTGGAAGTGTGATAAAAAATGAATTATGTAAAAATATTGCAAAAAAACTCGGCGGAATAAATAGTTTAATACAGACTGCTGGAAATGGTCTTAAAGATACGGTTGATGATTTAGGAAATACAGAGATTCAATTTGTAAACAAATCATTAGATAAAGAATCTGATAAAAACGAAAAAGATTCCATATCATCTTATATATCATCCTATAAAGAAAAGTCAGTGAAAGGTATTGAATTTGCGTCAAATGAATTAAGACAAATACTTGAAATAACATTAAAAATGATGAATGAAAAACAAGCTGAAGCAATTGAAACAGCTGAAAAAAAAGCTGAAGAAAATAGCTAAAAATACAAAAAAATATAATTATATATTAAAAGAGGATGTCATCGAATATTTTCATTTTTAAACTTATCCATGCACTCAATGCAAAATATACATATAGTGAAATATCTTTGAATCTTATATTTTTAGTAATTGTAATAACACTATTTGTTATTTTATATTGGGATAGTATCAATCAAAAAGTAAATAAAATATCAAGATGTAAAAGACAAATGAATATTTATAATAATTCTGATAGCGAATTTGTAATAGAAGCTTCTACTAAATCAAAAGAAAGACTTTTTGATATTACATATGATATCAATCAATATAATACAAATGTTGAATGTAAATGTGAATCTGGAAATTTTGTTAATGAATTCAATAATATTAATGTAAGAGATATGAAAAAAAATAAAAATGTAAAAGTGAATAAAATATGTTCTTGTGATAAATATTATAATACAGGTATGCAAAGTGAAAATGTTATTTACAGTGGTGAACCAGGAATATTAAGATATATGAAAACGAATAATACTGATTTTTTTGACAATCTAATATTTGCAACATATAATTAAAACACTTCCTTAAGAATATTTTCAAGTTGATTTAATTTTTCTGAATTTTTGATTTTTGGATATTTGATAATAAATTCAATATACATATTGCCAAATGTAGAAGAATTCATAATTGGCATTCCTTTATTTTGAATCATATATTGTTTTCCAGGATATACAACTCCCATTGATTTCGTATTAATATTGATTTTTTCATTATTGAAAAAAGGTATTTCAATATTTTTCCCAATAATAGATTCTATAAAAGTTATTTCTGTTTTGTAATATAAATCGTTATCCTTTCTTTTGAAAAGATGATGGTCAATAACATTTATATTGAAAACAAGATTTCCTGGTTTATCATTTTTATTTCTTGGTTGTTCTCCCATTTCTTTGAATGTTGTTTTATATCCAGTGGAAATACCCTTTGATAAATTTAATTTAGCATTTACATCTGATGTATATTTTGATTTGCCTTTACAAGTTGAACAAGATGTATTTGGAGAAACAGTAAAACCCCCATTACATCTATCACATTCTCCTTGAAATATTTGAGTAAAAACACCCATTGTTTTCATATGTTTTACAGTACCTGTCCCATTGCAATTTGAACATGTTTTCAAACAATCATGACAATGTTTTGTAATTGTTATATTCAATGTTTTATTAATTCCATTATAAGCATCTTCTAGACTAATATTGTATTGTTTGTGTATGTCATTGCATTTTTTTTCTTGATTTTGATCAAAATCAAACCCAAATGGACTTCCAGATCTTCCAAAACCTCTTCTTGAACTGAAAAATTGTTCAAAAATATCTGCATGAGGATTATGATGGTTGTCATTGCTTTCTTCACCATTTCTATCATAAGATCGTTTTTTATCATTATCAGATAGAACTTCATATGCATGTGAAATTTCTTTGAATTTCTTTTCTGCATCAGAATTACCTTTATTTTTATCAGGATGATATTTCATTGCCATTTTTTTATAAGCAGTTTTAATATCATCTGAATTTATATTTTGCCGATTATTCGGATTTAAACCTAGTGTCTCATAAAATTCATAAGCCATTATTATATTAATCAATTTATTTTTATCTTATATAAATTTTCATTATTATAGATATTGTAAATATTGTAAATATTGTAAATATTGTAAATATTGTAAATATAATATATTTTTTATTATCATTCTGATCTGATAAAAAATATATAAGAATAATATAATATATATATTATGTATATAATGATTGGTAAAGTCATTCTTGTGATCATTACAATTTTGAATGTAACATATGATACATTTGCATATTCAAATATGCCGCTTAAAATGAAAATGACAATGTCGAATGATATCAAAAATAGAACAGGAAAAAGATCAGCTATTGTTGATGAAATAGTACAAAACGCAAAGATTTGTACAAAGAAAACAATATCTGTTGACACAGTTATTTTAAATATTTATAAAGTAAATAAGTTTTATTTCAACAGTAATTCACCAATTATTACTTTGTCTCTTAAGGATAAAATGAATAATATGTATTATATTAATGATGATGGTGAATCTGAAAAACTAACAAATACAACAAAGTTTTTTCCAAATGTATTGAAAAATATTTTTGTATATGAACTCGATGTTGATATGGATATTGATTGTATTTTGTTCAAAAAACCCTAAAGATTATAATTTATCTAAGAAATTAGCGATATGTTTTGTTTTTTTATTATATTTTGAAACAAATATATTATCTTTTTTTTGTATATTATGAATAATTTTGTTATGATATATTTCTTTATGACAAGGAGGATGTTTATAATACCAATTTATAAGAGTATCTTTATCAATAACTTTTGATAAATTATAATCATATTCATATGCCATATATAATAATGATCTTGAAATAATACCTCTAGATGATTCATTTGGAATAAATAACCCATTTTTATGATTTACAAAATTGTGATATTGAATTTCCTTCCAATTATCATCATTCTTTTTGTCATCTACAAATTTATAATTTGACCTTTGTATATTTATTTTATTAAGAGTTTTAACAATGTTATGCATATCGTGATAATGACTTTTTTGTAAAAAACATCGAGGTAAAATATGTTCCATTGAAAGGGTCGTATATTTATTTGAGTTTGTTTCATTATAATATAAACAAGGTACATTATTATTTAAAATAATAGTTTGTTTCATAATATTGCTATATGACAATGTCTTTGTTGCATAGCATTGTAATATATAAGATATAAATAATACAATGTATTTCATAAATATATGTAGTTCTGATTTTACTAATTATCATTTTTTGTAAAAAATGATTCAAAAAATTAAATAAGGATGAATTAAATGTCTGATTGTGACTTCAATATTTATGCATTTTATTTGAATATCAGTTTTTTCCTGATCATTATGTTATATAATAAATATAAGCAATATTATTTAAAAAAGAATTTTGAAAAGATAAAACAAGATTTTGATAGGGTTATTTTCGAACTGAAAAAAACACAAAATTATAATGATATTTACTTTTAATAAATTATTTGATCAAAAATCTATTTGCAAGTTCGTGTGCTTTTTGTATTGCTATATCATTTTGTTTTATTCTTTCTAATCTTTCAAACTCTTGTTTTTCATCGAGTATTTTTTTCTTTTCAACTCTTTTATTTTCTTTATTGCTGAGTTTTGTTTTGGTTTTTTTCTCCCTATATTTTTGATAATCTTTGATAGAATTAAATTCCTTAAATTTACTATTTGGGTCAACAAGTCTTTCACCACTATATGCTTTAAGATAATCTGTATATATTAGATTTTTACTTTCTGATTCACCTGTATAATCATCTGTTTTTTTAGAACCTATTTCTGTAAATTGTATTTTTTTTGCCATTAAAAGTGGAGCTGGTTCAACATATTTGGTTACTTTATTTTCCACCGGATTTTTTTGATTAAATACTTCATTGAAGTTCTTATTTTTAATATCTTGTTTATCGAATATGTTTTCAATTTTGATATCTTCACGAACTCCATTTGATTTCATCATAATTTCACCATATCCTCCTTCTATACTTTCGTCGTGAAATTTAAATTTATCAAATGCTTTATTAAATTTATTTATAAAAGGTTCTGATGTATCTGTATCAAATGACTGTTCAAATGCTCTATTTTGTTTATGAAAATTCAAAGAATCTTGTTTAAGATCATTATGTGTTTTATTCGATTCTCTTGATTTATATTCCAAAGCTAATTTTTCAAATCTTTCTGTGACAAAATCAAAAAGAACTTTATTACCCCCTGGTTTATCAGGATGTGTTTTTAAAGCAGCTTGTTTATAAGCATTCTTTAATTGATCCCATGTGAAATCTTTGGAAATACCAAAAACTTCATATGAATCGAGGTTTTCTAAATCAATTGATTTAGCAGATGTGTTTCCCATTATAATATTGAAATAGCATAATTTTTGAAAAAAAAACGAATAACAATTTTTACATATATTTGAGAATATTATTGACTAGAGAAGCTTTCTTAATATAAACAGTCTTTCCATCTTTCTTTTTAGATACAGAAATTTTGACATTTTTTGATCTTTCGATTTTCTTCGCTTTTTCTCTTAATTGTACACAAGTCATTGCATTTAATTTTGCTCTCATTTTTTTCATTTTATCACCACCTTCTTGTGAACATTGACCACCTTCTTGTGAACATTGACCACCTTCTTGTGAACTACTGTTGCTTATATTAGTTTGAAAAAGTTTTTCTAATTGTTGTAACATTTCCTATTATAATTAAATATTTTTATATTTGAACATGATTAAATCTCGGAGTTGACATAATGTATTGTTGTTGTGCCATTTGTTGTTGAGCTAGTTGTTGTTGTGCCATTTGTTGTTGAGCTAGTTGTTGTTGTGCCATTTGTTGTTGAGCTAGTTGTTGTTGTGCCATTTGTTGATATTGTTGTTGTACCATTTGTTGATATTGTTGAGATTGAACACTTGGTGATTGAACATAATACTGTTGTTGAGGTTTGACAGATGAAGATTGGACATAATACTGTTGTTGAGGTTTGACAGATGAAGATTGGACATAATACTGTTGTTGAGGTTTGACAGATGAAGATTGGACATAATACTGTTGTTGAGGATATATTGAAGAACTTTGTTCATTTACTTCTTGTGTTATATTATTTGAACCATCAATTGGTTTAATTTGTTTATTTAACGGTATTAATGAACTATTTTCACTTATATCAAAATTTGTACTTAAAGAAGGTATTTGACTATATCCACCTCTTTTAAGTTCATTACGAACTGAATTAATTAATGAAAATGCGTTATAAATTTTTTCTGGTTTTTTAGTAAGAACTTTTAAAATTGTAGCAGATAATGCTCCAACAGATTTATTATCGTTAAGTAAATTAAAAGCATCAGCTGATGTTTGTTCGTCCATACATCCGGATATCAACATAGTATTTGACTTTATAGAATTATTTTTGTTATCTATTGTACATTGTTTATCAGAACTCCAAGTGTATTTAAGATCTAACATAGTACCACTATGACAAGAATCACATATAAATAATATTTTTGTCTTAGGGTTGAAAGAACAAATAGTTTTATGGATTATATCATCTATAATAATTCCTTTTGTTTCGTAATCCGATGGTACTAAACCTTCATCCATGCCATCTTTTTCATCACCTGATGTATCTTTCTGTTGACTTCCGTGACCACTAAAATGTATCCATACAAAATCAAGATCATTTTTATAAGATTCGATTGCTAAATTATGTAATATAGAAATAATACCATCATATGAAGTTGATTTAATATCAGTATCATCAGTGTAAAGTTCTATAGGGATATCAAGTAAAGAATGTATATATTTTGCCATATTAAAAACATCGTTAATACATCCTTTAAGCTTTCCTTGTTTACAATGGTTATAATTCAAACCAAACAATAATGCTTTTCCTTTCATTCTATTAAAATATGTATATAAAAAAAAGAGTACATTTCACTAAAAATTTAAGATTTTTATAAAACCTTCATGAATTTCTCAAAAATAATAAGGAATGTACTCTTTTCAATAAACATATATAAGATTTTGTTTCTTGTAATATAGAAAAATGAATATAAAAAGACTTCTCATGCATATATTGATATTTTTGAATATACTAGTATCAAACTGTTCTGATAACAATATCATTGTTATTGCTGATACACATGGGGATATAAATAGATTTAAATATATTTTAAAAGACGCGGGAGTTCTCGATAATCATTATAAATGGATCGCTCCCTCAAATACAACTGTTATTCAACTTGGTGATCAAATTGATCCAAAATCAATTGATAAACATGATATTTCTGATAAACATCATTTTAAGATGATTTATTTCACAAACTATCTTGAAACTGAGGCAAAAAGTAAGAACAGCTCTTTTATATCCATGATAGGAAATCATGAACATATGAATATTGATAGAATTAGAAATAAATCTGATTTAAAGAATATTATTGCACAACGTCCTATCATTCGAAAAATTGATAATTACATATTTTGTCACGGAAGTTTAAAAATGATTCATTTTGAAAGATTAAATCAATATAAATGGACATTAGATGACATAAATAGTTTATGGACAAGATTTGTAATGAATGAATCATTGACAGATACAGATAGTGAACTATTAGATCTATTGATTGTAGGAAATAATAGTATTATATATACTAAAAATGCTGATAATAAACAAAACATATCTACAATACTTGATACTTATAATGTTGATTATATGATTGTTGGTCATTTGATAACTAAACATATTCATCTGAAAAATAGGATATGGTATCTAGATCAACTACTAAAAAGAGCATTTGATGATAATATTTACAATTACATTCAAATAACTAATGGTGATATCAGAATTAAAACTTTAAAAAATTATATGGTTCAAAATATTTTTCTTTCTATATTTTGAACTTTTAATATGATTTAAATAAAAAGATTCCATTTTATATTTATCGTTTTCCTCTTTTTCTTTGACAATCTTCTTTGATTTCGCCATAAATATCATGTGATATTTTTATGATTTTTGTAATTTGTTCCTTCGTTTTCAGATTTTATTTCAAAATCTTTTTATACTCTTGTTCAAGGGGAGTCTGATATTCACATAAAGAAAAAAATTAAAAATAAAATTTTGTCTTTTTTTCTATGTTTGATATTAGAAGATGAAAGATACAAAACTAAAGGATAATATCAAGAAAAAAGTCTCAAAATCAAAAGAAGACTCTAAGATATCTACAAGCAAAAAACCAAAAGAAGTGAAAGATGGGGTATTCAAAAAATATAAATCTATTGATATTTCAGGAAAATCAAGAGTAATTTATACCAAGAATGGTTCAAAAAAACAATATATTAAATATAAAAACAACTTCGTACCATTGGTTGAATACAAGCAAATACAAAAGTCAGCAAAAGTAAACACTAAGAGAAAGAGTGCGTCCGCCAAATCTATAAAAGGCGGCAATCCACCCTCGTCGTCGTCAACAAATATAAAAAGGAGATTATTACCAGTACCACGACATATACAAGAACAATGGTTTTCTCAGAAATTACCACAATCACCTCTAGAACAAGAAAACCAGCCACGAGTTTCTCAGGAATCACCTCTAGAACAAGAAAACCAGCCACGAGTTTCTCAGGAATCACCTCTAGAACAAGAAAACCAGCCACGAGTTTCTCAGGAATCACCTCTAGAACAAGAAAACCCGGCACAAGTTTCTGAGGAACCCGATAATGGAAAATTAGTGATAGAAGATTGGAGGAGAAAATTGAGAGAGGAAACGAAAATGATTCTAGATCAAGACAGAAAATTGCAAAAGGAGCGTGAGGAGGAGCAGAAGAAGAGGAGAGAGATAAAGGAAGAACGTAAACAAAATGAAAAAAACAGAAAGATGTATATGACAACAGATTATAGAAAATTAGTATAATAAAATAGTACATCAATCAAACAAATCATATATTTCTTTTTTTTAAAGTTTTGCGGTTTTTGTATTTCTGATTGAGATATTGTTGCAATTTAGATTTAATCAAATGTTTTTCTTCTTTTTTTATATTTTCAACATCATTTGTGATATTTTTCAAATCATTTTTCATTTTTGGTGCTATTTCAATTCTTCAAGGGTGTAAATAAAAAAGAGTACATTTCACTAAAAATTCAAAAAATTATAAAACTTTCATGAATTTCTAAAAAATATTAAGGAATGTACTCAAAATCTTTTACATTTTACAATTTTTTTTTCAGTATCAGAATTTTCAACATGAGATTCAACATTATCTACATCTTGTTCTAAAAGTGGTCTCATATTAGTTAAATAATCCAAACCATCAACTTGTGTAACCTTTGTTTCATTAACTGTAATATCATCATTATTTTTTAATATATCTTGTTTGATATTATGATAAAGATTCATATGTATAGCTTGTATTTTTTCTAGAATATTTAATTCGTTTTGATTCCATTTTCTTGCAATATCTCGTTTTTTATTGAATATTATCAAAATAAAAATTCCATATAAAATCCCAATTCTATCGGATCTCTTTTTTTTATGATATTCAAAATTAAATATAAAAAACATCTTATCTAAATCATTTGATTTAAATAATCCAATCAATATATGCCATATAAACCAAACAATATCATGATCATTTGGATATATCTTATTTTCCAAAATAAATTTTTTTCTTATAATATAATCAATAGAATTTCTCAATTTCATCGATATCATATTTATTTTTTCAAAATCATTCAAATTTTCTATAATATTTATATAATGAACATAACCTGTTATGATTTTATAAACCAGATTATATGTTTCACTTTTTATATCAGGTAAAATATGTTCAAAATTTGATAAACCTAAATTTCTTAAATCAAACTCACTTTGAAAAATATCAATAATTTTTCCACGCAAATCTTTAATATTCACAGTTCCTATTTTAATACAAGGATTTCGTATATTAATGTCACATATAATACAAAGTTTACAAATTAATATATATATTTTTTGGATAACAATATCATCATCGTTCAGAAATATATATATATCATTTATAATATCTGATAATATCATACAGTTATCCAATGAAATAAAAGAACATATATATGCCAAAACATTAAAAAAAGTTTCCTGAAGAAAATGATGTGATATATCTTTATATTTTAAAATAATATATGTTGCTGATTTAAGACTATTATTTATATCAGCTTTGCATATATAATCATAAAGTTCATTATTCATTGATATATTTCTTGTTTATATTTATCAATAAAATCTTTATATTTGCATATTATTTTGTAATTTTTCACAATAGTTACTTCTGATACATTACAAGCAGATGAAAATTGTTTTTTTGTGAAACCAATGTTTTCAGTTACAGAATAATAATATAAAATTCCAGCAGCAACTGAAGTTGGTGAATTATCACTTAGAATTTCATTTTTTTCAAGAAATTTGACAAATTTTTTGCATTTTTCTATATCTTCCATTTTCATAGATAATTTACTACCGAATCGTGAAATGAAATCTTCTGGTCCAGACGATGAAACATTTATTTTGAGCAAAGTCTGAAATCTTGAATTTCCTCGATTTAATACAATAGGACTTATATTAAACATTGATGCAATTTCTTTAGAACTACGAGGAACATTATTTAACATACAAGAATGATAAATACAAGAAGCTATCAAACCATCTTTATTGTCACCCCTTGATATCTTTTTCTCCGCAGCCTTTTTATATAAAACCTTTGCATCATCTATTACTTTTTGAGGAATTCCATTATTTACCGTATTTAATGTTAGTTTTTCAAATACTGACCATAATGTTCTTTCATCATATGGCATAGAATTCCATAACTGATACATCCGAATTCTTTTAATATCTATATTGTCTCTACGAGTTCCTCCAATCATAGAACCCAATGAAGATTTAGGTAAAAGTGAATTTGTAGGAAGACCACATCTTGACGGATCACCATCTCTATTGTCTTCGTTACCATAATATCTCCATTCTGCAGTATTATCAATAACTCTCCCTAAAACAGCACAACATTTTGAACATATTTGCATAGTATCTTCAATAATTATATCACTTGATCCGCAAACACACACACCTTCTACATCATCTATATTTTCATTATTTTTAAATTCATTTAATATTTCCCAACAATTTTCGAGATCTATATCCATTATGTGTTATATATAATTATAAATAATTGATGATCATTTTTTAATTATATAATAAAAAAAATTAAATATTTATTTTCTTTCAAGAATTTCAACTCTTCTTTTCAAATCATTTACCATATTAACCAATTGTCCCATACTGGTTACATCATTTTTTTTCGATTTATATGATTGTTTTTTATTAAGACGCTCCTCTTTTTTCTGAAGAAAATCAACAATATCTTCCTCGCTAATACAAGCATATGATGCTGCTTCAGTTTGTGAATAAGATTCGTTATCGATTTTATTTACAGCATTAAGAACAAGTCTTGTCTTGATACTTCCTGGAGTTCTTTGTAGAAAAGTTGCAACTTCTTCTACTGATTTTCCATCTCTAACCATGCTGAGCATTTTATCATCTTCGCCTTCATCCCATCTGAGACCAACACGAGCTGTTTCTTTGTTTTCTCTTTGAACTTTGAGCATTTCTTGAAATCTTGTAGGCATTTTACTTTAAATCGAGACTGGTTGTTTCCCTTTGATATAATATATATACCAAACCTTTATATCTTTTCTGCAAATTCGTCATAAGTTAATATTTCAATACCTAGTTCTCTTGCCTTTTTGATTTTATTAGAAGAATCATTCAGATTTTTAACAACTAAATAATTTGTATTTTTAGACACAACTGATGAAAAATTTGCTCCAACTCCTTCCAACTTATTTTCCCAATCCTTATTTCTAAAACCACTAAATACAATTTTCTTATCTGTGAAGAAATTACTCTTTATTTTATCCTGTATTTTTTCTGTTGTGCAATTAATTCCAAGATCTTCATAAAATAGCAAGAATTTCTCAATATTATTTACAAATTGTTGTGCTGAAATCACTGCCATCCCTTTAATATTAGTTATTTGTTCAACTGTCAACGACAATGTCTTTGTCTTATCTGATATAAGATATGGAAATTCATCAACAATTAGTTTTATTTTCTTTTCACCAAATCCTTTACCAAAAATACTAGAAGCTGCTAATAATTTATAACAAGGAACTTTTCGTATTTTTTGCAATTCATTGAATATATTTTCAGCACTTTTCATTTTGAAACCTTCTATTTGTAGAATATCATCAATTGTCATATTCAGTATTTTTTTTAAAGTATCATATCCTGTGTCGTAAAATTTTGTTATTACACCCTCTTTAACACCTTTTATTGATAGTGTATCCATAAAATAAACAAATGACGATATATCATGATCTCTATTTTTTTCAACTCCTTTCAATTCAATATCATATTCACCATTCCAGATATAATCATCTGTGGGCATTTTTGGTTCACCCGTTGCTGATTGTGTTAATATTGATAAAATATGAGGGATAACATCGCCACTTCTTACTATAATCAATCTTGAACCTGGTCCAATTTTATTATTAGAAATATATTTTGCATTAAATCCAGTTGCTTGTTTTATTTTCACACCGGATAGATTAATCGGATCAAATTTCACAAGCGGTTTCAATGTTCTGTGTTTTGATATATTCCATACAACATCGGTAACAATTACCTCCGCTTTTTCATTTGTCAAAATACTTTTGAATGCAAAAGCATACTTAGGATTCTTACCAGATGTTATTTTATGAATACCATTATCTTGTACGACAATACCATCAATTTCATATAAAGATTCTTTCCTCCAATTTTGAAGTATTTCTGATAATTTATCAGTATTCAACTCTTTATGTTGTATTATCATTCTCTTTACTGTATTTATTCCCAAAGTATCTAAAAAATCTAATGATAAATTTAATTTATTTCTAGGGTACATTACATCATATGCTATAAAAGATATTCTTTTGATAATATCTTTATTTACTTTTTTACTATGTAAAGCACCCGCGACAACATTTCTTGCATTTGAACCTAAACTATCTTTCCATTTAGATTTAGGTATAATTAATTCACCTCTTATTGCAATTTTGTCAATTACTTTAGTAACTCGAGATAAATCTATATCAATATGTTTAATTAAATGTGATATATTTTGACCTTCAAATCCATTACCTCTTGTAAACATTTCATTTTTACCACCATCAATATTAATTAAACAAGAAATTCCATCTAATTTTTCAGAAATAATACACTCATTTGAATATTTTTTTGTCCATTTAGCTATTTCATTTTCATTGTCCTTAATTTTATCCAATGATCCTAGATAATATGGTAATTGCTCCTTATTAATTTTGACATTGGCGCCTATTTTTTTCAAATATGCATTTTTTGGATCCTTATTTCTTAAATAATCTTTTATAATATCATATATATCATCATTAAACAATGTTTCATCACTATTGAAAAAAGCATTGTCTGCTTCTTCGAGAATATTAGCAATTTCTTTAATTGATAAACTATTCAATGTATTAATAGGATCTCTTTTTAATTGTTCATACATTCGCGGTTTTTTATATAATAATATACATCATTTTTTTTTAAATCATCATTTTGTAAAAAAAAAATGATATTGAATAATTATCCTTATACTAATGACCTTTATATTTAACGAACTTAATACAATAAATCTTATGATAACTCCTGAAAATAATAATTATTCAGTATTATTTGAATTATTTAAAAAAAAGATTGAAAAAAGTTATAATTCTGAAACAATACGTTTATGAAAATAAGAAACCAATGATTCCCATCTATAATTAATTAAAATATTTTTTCTCGAAAGCGTACCATGTTCTTTCACAAGATCCGGGTCGCTAAAGTATTTCCAAAAACCTTGTGCCACATCTGTTGAAGATATAATTTCTGCTTTTCCTCCAATACCTTTGGATTTGTTATCCAAATAGATACTTGTAACTGGATCTATTAATATTGAATTTGTATGGTCTAAAAATTCTTTCATACCACCTATATTTGCAGAAATCTGAGCTTTACCAAGTGCTGCACATTCAAAACCACATAAACCAAATCCTTCACCATCTGCTGTATTCAAACCAATATCACAAGAGTTGTATAAAATATTAATTTCTCTATCTGATAATTGTTGTGGCATTGTAACAGGTTGTATTGTTTTTTGAGCATATTCAATAGGGATGTTTCTAAATTTACATTCATTATGCAAAATATCCATTAAGTCCCAATATCCATTCATTTGTGTACCAACAATTAATTTAATAGGACGGGAAGTATTTTTATCCATATTATCATTATTTTTATTGAGTTTGTAATGCATTTCAATAAATTCTACCCACGCAATCATAGTTATATCCCACCTTTTTCTAGGTTGATTTCTATTAAGATTTAAAACCATAAACGCATCCTCTTCAAATCCATAGAACATTCGACAAATATTTTTATCAACAGGATAATATAATTTTTCATCAAATCCATGTGGAAATGTATATATCGGTTTATTTTCTTTTATTCCTAGTTTTCTTGCAATATCTTTCCAATATGGTGTAAATGCAATTATAGCGTCAAAATATTGATTCAAAACATCAATATATTCTTTTTTCTGATATGGATATACTTGATCCATATATGAAACCAATTTAAAATTGTGTTTTTCACTCCAACAGTCTTTGACTAAATTTGCAGTAATAGCAGAAGTAATAACATTATCATTAAATATAATAATAACATCTTGCGGATTTTCTTTCAAAAATCTAGAAATTTCTAATTCTCCAAATCCATGTCTCTTTGGATTTTCATGAAGATATGCATCATAAATTTTGACAGATTTAGGAATATCATTTCTGATATTTTGACCATTTGTTTTTACAAAATTTTGAAAACCATAAACTGTCAATTCAATATCATCTTTTTCACCTAAGTATTTTGATATATAATAAACAACCTTTGAATATCCATTACTGGCTGCAATTGGATATGTACCACATAACATTATTCGTTTTTTGCCTGTTTTTGAAGGTGTCCACCATTTACCATTTATAATATTTTCCAAAGAATAGCATAAATCAGGTATAGGTTCAAAATATCTTTCCTTATAAGAATCTTCACCAGATATAAATGAATTATTTATGATACTTTCCATTAAATCATTATTTCAGTTTAACCTTTATATTTATTTGATATATCGTTTTTTAAAATGATTTGACATGTCAATAAATCCTTGTAATATTATTGAATTTAGACTTTCTTCACTAAACAAAAATTCCAAATTATTATTATTAATGTTAAAATCAAAAGAACCATTTGATATTGTATCACAATGTAGAACACATTTTTGTTTCTTGTCATACCGTGTATTCAAAGCATGTGTATAGGATATTCCAATAGTCCTCATAAGATATGTTATAAAATTAATATTTTGAAATTTAGATATGATATTTAAATTGTTTTTTTTAGTTTCTGATATATTAATATAAAGTTTTTGATCATTCGAAACATCTGTGAAAAAGTTATCAACATTATATTGCAAAGATATAATACCATCGACATATAAATTATCTTTTATCAAAACTGGAGTAAACAATATTGGACATGTCATTGATCCTCTTAATGAATCCAATACACTTTCGTCTGGTGTGTTTTCAAATGAAAATGTTTTAGATTTTGTCGTATTTAAGCACGAACATGATATATAAATAAAAATTCCTGTTTTTTTTGTAAAATCTAAAAAACTTATATCTATAATATCATATTTTTCTTCAAGATAATCCTTAATGATATTTATTAAAAAATCTAAATCAAATAACCCTTTATTTTCAATGATTTTATTGACATTCGAAAAAGAGAGGTTTATATTAAACTTATCTTTTGATATTAGAATTTCTAAAAATCTTTTTTCCAGATATTCAATTGGTATTTGTAATGCTATGGCTACTGCAAAGAATGCACCAATTGATGTCCCTGCTATATATTTAATATTTTTATAAATATTTTCAATATATAAATATCGCATCACTCCGATATAATACACTCCTTTCATTCCACCGGGTCCAAGAATAAGATGAGTTATTGGGAGATTCATTATTTTTTTCAACACATCATTATCTTATATATTGTGGAGATATGGTTCGAGAATATATACTGTCTTTTTCATTCCAATACTTATGGCGATTTCAGTTATTTGATCGCAAATAAAGATAATCAATAAACCAACTAATATATATAGACCAATATTTATCATATTTTTCATAAATGTATCATTTGTATCTATGTGACTTTCTTTTCTTGTAATTTCTATACATTTTGGTTCAATATATTTATTATATTCTGCATTTTTTACATCTTCACTTAAATCTTTTATTTCTTTTGATTCTTTTGATGTATTATTTTTCAAATATGATATATTTTCATTGAAGTCATTGATATTCAAATACTTTTCTATTTCTTCGTCATAATATGGTTCAATTTCTTTTAAGATATCTTGTTTATGAGTTTCAGAGTCATTGATTGATTTTTCAGACTGTGTCTCGCTTTTTTCAAATTTTTCAATTCTTTCAGTTTTAGGATATGTTATTTCATCATCGTCTTCTACTCTGATTTTTTTCTTTTTCGGTTTTTTTTCAAAAGAATCAATACTATATGCCTCTTTTAAAGTACTATAATTCATGTTGCTTCTAATATACATATTGGAAAAGAAAATATAAAAACTATTTTTATGATATGTTATAAATAAGAAGAGATATGAATTACGACAACTATCTTTTAATTATAAAAGGTTTACTAACAGGTATCGTAGTAGGATATTTGCTTATATATGGATTACGACCAGCAGTTCAATATCCTGATTTCATTTTAGATTTCTTCGAAAATAAATGGATATTTTTAATACTTTTACTTTGTATATATTATGTTATTATCTGGGATTTAAGATTAGGACTTTTATTGCTTCTTGGTACAATAGCTCTTATTTTTGATTATATAATATTTACAAAACAAGAAACTCTTAACAAAAAAAATGATGAAGATATGAATAATAATTTTCCAAAATTTATATAAAATATAATAATATTATAGAGAATGACCCCTGATATAGATCCATTTTTTTCCATTATTTTCATTTTATTTCAGGTAGGAAATCGTTATTTGAAAGTCAATGTTACAAAAGCACAGGAAGAAATTTTGAAACACCCATTAATGCAATTGATTATGTATTTTTCAATTATATATTATTCAACAAAGAATATAAGTCTATCTATCTTCATTGCTATTATAACACTACTGTTATATAATATTTTGCTAAATGAAAATAATCAATATAATGTGTTATCAGAAAAATGGTTAAATGAAAAACAAATTCTCAAAAAACCATTACAATCATATAAAGAGTCTTATAAAAATAATATACAAGATTTGCATATTGATTAAATTTCTTTTTATATATTATTATTATATAATGATTCCATTTGTCTATAAAAAATCATTGTCAACTCTTAACAATTATCCAAAAGTAATCCCAAAAATAAAAAAGAATAAAAAAATGATATTTAAGTTTTACAAATCTACAATAATGAAATTGCGTCCTCAAAAACCACAAGAATCACCACCCTCATTGGTTTCATTTCATACTAAAAGAAAATTATATAAAAAAATAAAAACCTTTCAATTTTCAATCAAGCATTGTGTTGATGATTCATAAATTCATTTTATATATTGTAAATGATAGATAAGTTGCAAATATAAGCCAAGATAAATATGGTATTAATAACACAATAGAAAACATTTTTTGAGTTAAATAAAACTGTATCATCACAAATATACAAGTTATAGATGTCAGAATTGTAGCAATTAATGCCAAATAAAGATTTTTTTGACCGAACATTAATGGAGTAAAGGATAGATTTAATATAAAATGAAGAACTGGTAAGATCCAATATTTATAATCAAAATCATTCAACCCGAGATACATAGCAGTACCGAATAAAATATATAATAATGACCATACAATCGAGAAAACATATGATGGTGGAACAAATTTTGGTTTTTTAATATTGTCATACCATTCTTTGTCAATTTTAAATAAAAGAGAAACTGTGAACCCTAAAAATAAAGGCGATATTATTAATAAAAATGTTAATAAATTATCTGTTGTCATCTTATTGAAACGTTATACTTTTATTATTTTTTTGTTAAAAAATGATAATATTTTATTTTTAAATCATCATCATAATGAAATTTTATCATAACATTCTAAGAGACATCTTTTTCAACAACACAACAAGTAAAATCAAGATCGTTTTTAATGATCATATTCTTCGAGATTCTTTTCAAGATTTTACAAAATGTCTTGCTAAGAATAAAACAATCAAACATTTATTTTTGATAAATAAAAATATGAATAATTCAGATGCAATTGCTTTGTCTAATGCTCTTATTGAAAATAAAACACTTGTGTCTATCAAAATTTCAAAGACACCTATTGATGACTTTTGTGTAGGTTCAATTGCAAAAGTTATTCAAAAAAATGAGACCTTGCAAAAAATAGATATCAGTAAATGCCTGATAAGCGAAAGAGGAGCAATTGCACTTGGATTTGCTCTTATGGATAATGATACAATAACAGATATAAAAATTTCTACTTTGCGAAATAATCTTCAAACAAATGAAATTTTGAAAAGGTCATATTCATGGAGTGCATGGAAATCAATTGATAAAAATATTTTATAAAATTAGAGACATTTGATTATGAAAAAAAAAGGAGGGAGGGATCAATCATTATCACAACAAGTATTAAAAACACTATCTCACTCTGTACCATTTCACTCTGTACCATTAAAAACAACATCTGAATCAGAATTTGAATATGGAAAAATTGATATATATTTAAATAATCGAGAATTTTCATATATTATTTTAAGCAATTTGGAAGAAATATTACACGAAACAATCCTTCAGCAACAATTGAAAAATAAAATAACCGAAAATTCAAAAAACAATAATCCTGGACAAAATGGTGGGGAAAATACTCAAATACAATATAACATATATCGTGATAAAAAACAATCTTTAACTAATATGTATTTAATTTTAGATAATTTTCATGATTTTGCTTTTAAAAACGATGCTGATAAGTTTTTTAATTTTGATGAAATACAAAAAAAATTTACTAATTCATATATTTTAGGCTCATTACATACTTTTGAAAATAAAATGTTTCTTCGAAAATTAAGTGATTATCGCCAATCAAATCCATTGAATTGTATTATTGGTGAAAACATATTTAAAAATTACAATAAAAATAAACAAATACCAATTGATGGTCGTGTCTTTGTTGATACAGTCCCTGTTGCATTGGGTGATATTTATCAACAAAATAAAATAACTCGTACTATAGCAACAATATACGATCCTTCTCCGTGTCAACAAGGAACCTCTGAAAATCTTGATTTGCAAATGCAAATAAATCTTTTTAACGAAGCTATCATATATTTAAAAAATATTTATTCCGATTTAAAAGATGTTGATATAATTCTTACAAATACAAATACAAATACTAAGGATGAAATTACCTTTACCTTTAGTATATCATACAATGGAGAAAAAAATACACATATTTTTGAAGTTGGAACAAGTGGTATATTTTCAGTTGATAAAATATGGAATGTTGTAACACAATCTGAAGAAATACCTAAAGTTCTTAACACATTGAAAAGACAGTTTCAAAACAATGATAATATATTTAATTCTTTTATGTTAATGATGAAAGCATTAGGTGATTTTTCACAATTATATTTTGCTTTTAAATTTAAAGAAGTACCAAATAGCACTAATCTACTTACAACAGTAGATAAATGGTTATTTACAATAGCCTTACATTGTAATATGAAAAATGTTTTTAAAAATGAAGAATGTTTTTTATTACTCGGAACTGGTAATACAGTTGATGCTAAATGTGAACAATTAGATACCGAAAAACCAAAAACACAATCTGGCAAAGATGAAGAAAATAGAAAAAGTACAGGAAGCAAAATTTTAATTTACAATAACAAAGATTTTTTTAAAAATAAAAGCTTGGTTAATATTTTACAAAATATGTATTCTCATAGATCGGATATTTCAATAAAAATATATGATGAAATATATAAAGAAAATTTTCAGCTACAAATGCTACCACCCAAAAAAAGATTAAAAAAAATCGAATTAATAATCAACGAACAAGAATATGTCGCAACATACGAAGATATTGTATATTTAAATCAAGAAGCAACATTACCTCAACACGTTGATGAAATGATATTGAAATATACAGAAATAAGGGAAATATTTGATTTTATTATAAACACCCATTCAAATACAGGAGAATCTAATCGGGAAAAAGACGAATATATTGAAACTCAAATGAAAAATATACTTGGATTATTACAAACTGCATTTAATCCAGAAAAAAGAAGTACAATGACATTGGAAAAGGATATAAAAGATATTATAAGTGAAATTTTAAACGAAATAGAAAATCAAATACGTAAAATAAAAGAATTGAGAACAAACAATATGATTAAAGAACACCCGAATTTACAAAATATTCTTGATGAAGAAATAAATAAATATAAAAATTTCCAAAATCAAATAAATGATTTTAATAATTTTACCAGCGGTATTGATGTAAATAATAAAAGATCAAGAACTACAACACAATCAACAACACAATCAACACCTTTTAGATCAAGAAAAAACCCTATAACAAAATCAACAACACCTAGATCACGATCAAAACGATCGGCAACCAAACTTGGAGGAAGTCAAAATACATTGATTTCTTTAGATAATCTTTTTAAGTTGTTAGAGGTTACAAAGATTTAAGTAGTTTTTCATCTTGTTTAATTTTTTTTTCAAGACCCAATGATTTTATACCTTGTCTTTTTTGAACTTTTTGGAGATCAAAACATTCTCCATCGATTAAAACCTTACCTTTAGAGCAAGCTTTTGGCTTTTTTATCTTTACACATCTAGTACCAGCTTCATTTGGTTCCTTACCCTCTGGACAATCTTCTTTTTGAAGTTTTTTCTTAATACATTTAGTACCTTCTTCATTTAGTTCCTTACCTTCTGGACAAGTTTTAGGTTGTTTTATCTTTACACATCTAGTTCCAGCTTCATTTGGTTCCTTACCTTCTGGACAATCTTCTTTTTGAAGTTTTTTCTTAATACATTTAGTACCTTCTTCATTTAGTTCCTTACCTTCTGGACAAGTTTTAGGTTGTTTTATCTTTACGCATCTAGTTCCAGCTTCATTTAGTTCTTGATCATCTGGACAATCTTTTTCCTCCTCTCTAATTATTTCCAATTTTCCAATACTATTTGATTTTGGTTTTTTTACACCTTTGACAAAACAAGAATTGATATATTCAATAATATTATTTGATGCATTATTTTGAAATATTTTATCAATTTGTTTGGAAAGTTTTTTAATAATTTGTTTTTGAGATTTTATTTTATCATTTATAGATTTCACTTCTTTCTTGTCCATATCTTCACGAATGCTATTTTCATATTCTTCTAATTTTGCCTCCTCTAATTTTAATTTATCATTCATTTCATCAACTTGTTCATTATTATTATCAACTTGTGGTTTGATCATTATATCACTGATAACAGGATAAGCAAAATGACTCATATCATTTGTTCTATCAATATAACTTACTAAACCACTTGTTTTATCCAAAAATTCAATAGCCCCTTCATTTGTAAAAATACCATTTTCCATACAATATTTACTTCTAAAAGTCTCAAAATCTTCATCAAACTCTTGATTTTTGTTTAAAAGTAAATTAAGTATTTTTACAACACTCATGGGATCTTCGGTTATTGGAGTTGCACTCATCAAAATTAATTTTAATGGCGTGTGTGATTTATCATCTACAGCCATTTCGTATGAATGTTGAACCATTTTCTTGAGAATAACAGGATTTGGTTTTTCTAATGCAGATAAAGTATTACTGTATATTTTGTGTATTTCATCAATAATAATTAAAGTCTTTTGAAATGGATCTTTTTTACCATTTCGTTTAACAATTTCGTGATATAATTTATTTTTACCAGCAATCATATTTGTAAATTGTTTATAAGATATTGGCTGCATCCAATTATCACCAACCATTTTCATTCTCTCGGCTTTTGTCACAGGAATTTTTTGACCTTTTCTTACCTTTTCTTGAATTATAACATTGCATACACTATCAAACATATTTTTCCATATATCTTGTTTCAATGTATGTCTAGTCACCCACAATATAGTATAACCTTGTTTATCAAATGTTGATGTAGCCGCAGCTATAGCTGTACAAGTTTTTCCAGACCCTACACTATGATAAAAGAACATGCCATTAAATGGAGAAGAAGGTGTTAAGAAATCTTTTACGAAATTTTGTGTATTTGTAAATTTGATAAGTTTAGATTCACTCTTCTTCTGATCTTCTATACAAAGATTTTTAATTTCCATTTGTTCCCATTTATAAGGATTATAGTGTTTTTCAACATATTCTTGCATTTCTAAATAAGGTAATTTATGTTTAGGGGGAACTGCTTTGTAAACAGGTGTTTTTGTTTTTACATTTTGATATTTATCAATAAAATCTTGAATTAGTTCAATATTATGTTCGTGAATAGAATATGTTCTTTTATAAAATTCATATAATTCGTAAAATTTTTTGCCATAAATTTTGAAAAAATTAATGGGACTAGACCATAACATATTTATAATATTACAGTATTCTGGCATTTTATCTATATATTGACAAAGTTGTGGTTTGGGAAATTTGCTACTTAATGGCAACACTAGTTCTTTTTTCCCAACCCATACAGCAGAAATAAGAAGAAGACCAGTATGTACCTTTTCCAATTTTCCAGTACATCTTAGTTTACAATCGATTTTATCATCATTTGTATATATCTTGCCTCTTATATTATCAACAACTTTTATACGATCTGGACGTTCTGGAGATTTCTTTTTCTCAATATCATTTAATCTCTTTTTTTGTAAAGCAGACATTATGTTATAAAATCTATTATTTGATAAATTAGTGTGAATATTTTCGGTTAATGACAGATCAACTGCGCTTGTGACTAATAACTCTTCTATATCTGCTACAAAATTTAAACTACTTATATTGTTATTACAGTGTTTCAAATATAGTTCATGAACATTAGTGTTATTATCATACATCATATTATATCTATAAACATTTAAAGGCCATCCTTTGTTTGGTAAAAAATGTAATCCAGATTGACCACAGAATCTTGTACCTCTACCTACAACCTGTGTTTGTTCAGCCTTTGTAACCAATGGTTCTAATAAATGAACATACTTGACATCAAATACATCAATTCCTTCTTTGAATCCAGAATCTATCACTAAAAATCTGATATCATCTCCGTATATATTATCAGGTCGTTTGTTCATTGTTGAAATAAGTTTTTTCTTTAATCCAACTGTTAAAGGTTTTTTATAAACAGTTGATGTAGTTAATAATGCAAATGTTTTAGATGATTTATTAACTATTTTATTACTACTATTATAAGCCAGTTTAAAACCATTTGACATAAGAACAGATCCTATCATTTTAGCACCATAAATACCAGCTACATCACTATAAATTATATGTTTATAAACTTTATTATTTTCCTCTAAATCTTTTTTGTCTAATTCATCAATCTTTTTAATTAATGCATTCATTTTGGGAGATAAAACTGGTAATCGTTTCAATACTTGTGAAGGATTAAATGAAGGAGAATCAAATTTATATTCAGCTTTCAAATTACCCCAAGTACTTGTATTTCTTATACAAGTAGCTTCTTTATTTTCGCTTTTTTTCATTTTCTATATTATCAAAATATTTAAAAATTATTCACCATTCTTTTTTTTTATGTTTTCACCATTCTTTTTTATGTCTTCATCTTCTTTTTTAGTTGCTGCTAAAATTCCCAAAATTATTGTCCAAATCAACATAATAATTATTGACAAAATATGCATTACAGTATAAAACCAACTTAACATATTACATCCGCCAGATGTCAAACAATTAATTGAATATATCATAAATGTAATTAGTGGACCTCCAAATATCAAATATAAAAACATATACAAAAATCCCCATAGCCCAAATGACACAAATGATATTATTATGTTTATAATAGTATAAATTATTAATAATACTAGCATTATTTTAGATTGAATTGATATATTAAACATTTCTATTATATATACAGATATTTTTCAAATTGAAATCAAAATATTCTTACCAAATTTGAATAAATCATATCTCTTAAAATTATTCTGTATATTTATATAGAGCACAACATAACTTATGTTGATTTATGATGATAATTTGCCTAAAAATGTTTTTAACATTAATAAAGATACAATTGATGAAGAAATAATAGTTTATTTAAAAACAACAGATATTCCTCATGTCAAAATATCAGATGATGTTTTGAATAATTTAATGAAAATAGCTTTTCAATTTAAAGTAATGTATGTGAAAAATACGAATCAAAAAAAGGTGAAAGTATATTCGGTAAATTGTAAAATACACAATTATATTCATCAGGTAAATGAGTATCTTTCTACAATTGATATTTTGAACAAACCCGCCAATATTGCAACTCCTTATTTTATGAGTGATTATATGAAAAAAATATTTAAAAATCACAAAGATGTTAATGTAAGAGTGTTGAATATGTCTCAAATTAAAAAAGAAAAACTTAATCTGTTACATGCTTTAGGTGATGGAAATTACAATAAACCATATTTTGTTATATTAGAGAGATTGATAAAAGATAAATCAGTCAAATGTATTATTGGTAAAGGTATAACATTTGATAGTGGTGGTGTAAGTATTAAATCTGGTACAACAAATCATTTACATTATATGAAAATGGACAAAACTGGAGCATGTTACGCTGCTCATATTTTTAAATATTTGGTTGAAAACACAGATGAATCTTATGTATGTCTTTTACCTTTTACTGAAAATATTTTATCATTGAAAACACTTAAACCGGGAGATATTATAAAAAGTCACAGTGGAAAAACTGTTGAAATTTCAAATACAGATGCAGAAGGTAGACTTGTTGTAGCAGATAGTTTATCATTTTCAGAAAAATATAAACCCGAATTGATAGTTGATATCACAACTTTTTCCAACACACATTTTTCTTGCGATGATTATGGGGTTTTCTTTACACAGGATAAAAAACTCAAAAAATTCATTGAAAAAACATCATTACAACTTAAAGAACCTATAAGTCCAATGCCGTCGTATATCAATAAATTACATATAAAATCTTCTGTTGCAGACATCAAAAATTCATCTGTAGTTTGTGGAAATGCTTATAATGCTACTATGTTTCTACACGAATTTGTTCCAAAAAATGCGAAATGGGTTCATTTTGATATATCTAATGAAATATATACAAAAGATGAGGAACTTATACCAAATGGAAAAGGATTTCTTACAATTATTGAAACTTTAAAATGTTAAATATATAAAGAATATATTCATAATAAATGAAAATGATACCAAAGATAATTCATCAAACTTGGTATGATAGCAATTTACCGAAAATTTTTCAAGAAATTGCAAATGAAAACAAGAAAATAAATAATGATTTTGAATATAAATTATGGACGGATGATGATAGTGAAAGAATTATTGAAAAACTTTTAGAACAGGATTTCCCTAAAGTTATGGACATTTTTAATAAGTCAAAATTTGGTGTTCAAAAAGCTGATATTAAAAGAATTGCTATTTTGTATTATTTTGGAGGTATTTATATCGATTTGGATATTATGTTTTTAAAACCAATTATTGATTTAATTGATTTTCATCAATATAATGATATATTTGTTGCATTAGAACCAGAAGAACAAACTATGAAAGTCTTTAACAAAAAGAATCTTCTATGTAATGCTTTTATTTGTGCGCCACCTAAACATACAATAATGAAAAAAGCACTGGAAAATATAGAAAAAATTTATCAAGATAATGGTGATAATATTTTTAATATTTTTAATTGTTTTGGAGGAGATATTATTACAAAGTCTATAATGGATAATAATAAAGATGGTTGTAAACTCATTAAAAGAAATTTGATTTATCCTATTTCTGATCCAAAAATAGACCTACAAAGGTCTGAAAAAGATATACAAATGTTAAAAAATGGTGATTACAATGACGCTTTTATGGTACATTATTGGATTCATTCGAACTTTGAATCAAAAGAACTTATTAAAAATTTTCAATGGAATAGTAATATTGGTGTTAACGAAAATGTATATCTATTTTTCAAATCTCTATATACTCAAAACAAATACTTAAAAGATTAATGTATTACTATACATAAAAATGTCTGACGATGATAATATTTTTCTGAAAACATATTTCGAAAAATATATTGATTTAACCAATAATGATTTAAATAATTTAAAGATTAAGATAGAATCAGATGATAATTCTGAAAAATTTGTAAATCTTTTGAATATTCCTTATCTCAAAAAAGAAGGGTTTATAATTTATAGTGGTTCAAATTGTATTGATCTTTATGGAAAATTATATAAAAATGGAATTGAGAATGATAAAGTTTCGAAATTATTTAAAAAATTTATCGAAGAAGAAATAGTACTTGGATTTAAGAAAACCTCTCCATATGCATTAACTCCAAGTAAATCAAATTATTCAGATGTTGGTCTTGATTTAACAGCTATTGGTATTTCCAAAAAAATTAACGATGATACATTTTTATGTAAAACAGGGATTAGTTTAGAAATACCAATTGGATATTATGTAGAAATTGTTCCAAGATCATCAATTAGTAAGACCGGATTTATGTTAGCAAATTCAATTGGCATAATTGATTGTTCTTACAAAGGCGAACTTTTAATTGCATTGACAAAAATAAATAAAAATATAAACGATCCTGAATTTCCAATGAGATGTTGTCAAATTATAATGAAAAAACAGATTTATCCAATTATGAAAGAATTAACTGAAATCTCTGAAAGTTCTAGGGGTGATGGTGGATTTGGATCAACAGGATAAAACAATATCAATATATTCTAGGTTAAAATTAATGAATAGATTATTTTTAGAAAAAGATTTGGAACAAATAATAAATCTTTCGTGAAACATCCCTTTTATTTCTTCCCTTGCCAAAATTTGATTGTAATTATATTTCCAAAAGTAAAAACGTTTTATTTCTTTTTTTTCAGAAGGATATGCAATGTGTAAATCATCAAGAATAAGTTTTGAAATATCGGGTTTATTTTTTTCAAATTGAAAATTAATATTCGATTGTATTATATTATTAACATAATGTGAATCAAAGTGACAAACAGATTTCATCAACATCTTATGATAATCACTCCATATATTAAATTTGATAAGATTATGTTGAGAAATTGTTGTAAAAATAACATCACAATGATAAATATCATTTAAATAGAATTTATCATTATTATAACATATTTTTTCAATATTTACATCAAAAATTATTTTACCCCCTTTTTTTATAAACATATCACACATTCTTTTATTCAATAAATAAAAAGAGTTTTTGTTCAAGGAATAAAAATTTTCGCTATTATGAAAGAATTTCAAAAAAATATCAATGAAATCAAAAATATTTAGACTCAATAATAAAGGAAATAAATTTAATTGCTCTAAATACTTGATTTCATTGTAACTTAGATATTTTTGTGTGACATTATATGCAGATATTCTATCAAAATAACACGATGGAACCTTTTTAAGATTCGATTTGATTTTAATTAAAATTGCAAATAATAAATTATTATATCTTTTTTTTTTAACAGTTTTACCATTAAAACCAAATTGATTCAATAAGTTATTATAAGTTATATGACTATCGCTATAAACATAACAATTATTGTAATTACAATTTTCATTGCTTTTTTTATTATCCTTATTTCTATCAATGATTGTAACATTATTTCCGTTTTTCAAAAATTTCAAACCAGCATATAATGAAGAAATATCACAACCGATAATAATGACATTTTTTTTCATTTAGTATATTAAGTATGAAGTTTAATATAATTGTTTTAATTATTACTTTGATAATTTGTTCTTATATCTTAATTAGCAATTGTAATGAAATGAAAACGATAAAAGAATCTTTTGAAAATTCTGAAAATATTATGGATTCTATTAAATCAAGTATTGAAACACCCGTTAGAGATATGAATCCAACAGAAATACAATATGATGCACCGGGAAAAGATGAAGATGGAAATGATGTTCCTTCTCAGTTAATTACACAATATGAAAAAATAAATACAAGCAATTTATATAAAAATATTTTATTATCAGACGATATCATTATTGATCCAGAACCTGTTGCAAAACCAAAATTTGAAATTCTTGATTCCATTATAAAAGATGATAATAATCGATTTAGGACAATACAATTTGAAAACCAAGAAAGAGAGCTTATTCCAAAACCTAAAAAAGAAGTTGTTAATTTGAAAGATAGATATAGTAGTAATTATATTGAAATACCAATGCAAGAAAGATCATTAAATATGGCAACTCACAAACATATGTATAATAATAAAATAGATATAGATGATCCTATACAAGATTCATATTTACCATATTCTTATAATAATGATTATGAAGTAAAAACTGTAGAACAAAATAATTTTGAATATATTGTTATTTCAATATTTAAAAACATTTTGAATAGAAATCCAACAAATGTAGAATTATCAAAATATACTCAACAAATGATCTCAAAAGATATTGACGAATCTTTATTAAAAACAAACTTAATAAATACTGTTGAATATAGAAGAAATATCAAGTTACAATCAAATGATGTATTAAATGATCTACAATATGAACATGCGAAAAAAGATCTCCTTTTTATTATTAGTAATTTATATCTTCAAGAAATTAATAAAGAAATACCAAAAGGCATGTTATTACCATTAAAAGATATTTGGATATATTTCCAAGGAAATCAATATTTATTTAGAGCATTATTAGTACATAAAAATTACATATTATTTGAAAATGAAATAATGGAATCAAAATTGTTAACAAAATCAAATCTCTCAAGATTAATCGATAAATATTTTATATTATATGATCTTAAAATGATAGCAAATGACATTCAAAGACATGATATAATGTCAAGAAAACAATCAAATAAATTGGAAGATAATGAAGTAAAAACTTATAGAAAGGTTGATGAAAATGATATCAACACCGATGGTTTATATAAAAAAATTGAAGAAATATCAAAAAAAGCAGAAATAGATGTGAATAAAATTCAATATCCTATTAAATCACAATTAGAAGAAAGCAATAATAATATGATCAATATTATGAAAAATATAAACGAATCAGTTTAGAGGTGTTGTCGTAATTTTCATTCCACAATATTCAACAGCTTTTTTATTATAATCAGTTTTAATATAAATACCAATATTTATTGATTCTTCTAAAATCCATTTAAAATTATCCCAAAATTCATCTGTATGTCCTATACTTTTTGTAGCTAAATGTGCAAATTCATGTAACACAACAAACATCATTGTATTGATATCAACCAATTTATTTTTATTTCTTAAACAAAGAACAATTTGTTCACCTTTATTTATCGAATAACTAGTATATCCGGAATTTTCATCCCCTTCTTTAAAACGATTAGGATTATAATTTTTTTTCAACATAATGATTCTTGGATCATCTGATGGGTGTGTTTTTTCAAGATTTTCCATCAATAAATCTAATTTATTTCTTATTGTTGCTATAAGATTTGCAGCACCCAAAGAATCTTCTTTATTTTGTACTAAATATGTATTATCGTCTACGGTACTTTTTACTTTTTCTAAATTATCATCAAAAAAAACAGAATATGATAAAAATGCAAATAATATCAATATTGAAATTATGATAAGTCCTTCAATTCCAATATCCATTCTACATAAATGAAAAATAAAAAAATGATGTTAAGGATAATAATAATATATTTATTATATAAAATGGAATTCCCTCGAAAAGAACAACCTATACTTAATACAAATAAGGAATTGCAAATACAAATTACAGATTGGTTTATACCTGAAAGTGACAGAAATCGTCCTAAACCAGAAAACGTAGAAGATGCTGAATTATATACTATGTGTCTTTATGGAACAACAAAAAAGGGAGCTACGGTTAGTGTTAGAGTAACAGGGTACGAACCTTATTTCTATGTCAAGCCTCCAGAATCTTGGGAATCATATAGTGATAAACAATTCATAACCGAAACAAATATTCTTAAATCGACCCTTTTAGAAGATAAGTATCCATGTGTATTTAAAGGATCAAAATATAATAGAAAAATTACTAAATGTGGGTTTGAATCGCATTTATCTAATGTTTCTATGATTAAAAAAAAAGATTTCTGGGGATTTACAAATAATCATGAATTTAGATTCATTAAAGTTACAGTCAAATCATTATTGATGTTTAATAATTATAAATACTATTTCGAAAGTTTGAAAAAACAAGGGTTTAAAATGTACGAAAGCAATATTGATCCATTTTTGAGATATATTCACGAAATGAATATCAAACCTTGTGGATGGGTCTCGATATCGGATTATTTACAAGAAGACAATGACAATTATGAAACACGATGTGATTATAACATCGTTGTTGAACATCAAAATATATCTCCAATTGATAATAATACATTTGCACCATTGCTTATTGCATCATTTGATATTGAATGTACAAGTAGTCATGGTGATTTCCCTGTTGCAAAAAAAGATTATAAAAAAACTGCACAGGATTTTGCACAAGTTGCTAAAGCAGGTTATTCTATAACTTTAGAATTTCTCTTACATTGGTTTGAAAAGATTTTGAAAGGAAAGGATGTAGTTATTGAAAAAAATCTTATTATAAACAAGGTTTATGTCAAAAATAAAAAAGATTATAAGTTTTCAAATCATCAATCAAAAATAGAAAAGAAGAGTAAAGAAATTATTAAACTTCTTGACGATATATCAAATTATATTGCTGATGATGATGAAGAAAATGAAGAAGTTAAACCAAATACATTGAAGGAACAAAATGTTATTATTAATGCTTTAAATGAAATATTCATCGAAATTTTACCACAACTAGAAGGTGATAAAATTATTCAGATTGGAACCACTGTTCACAAATATGGATCTGAAAAAATAATATACAAGAATATTATCTCACTTAATAGTTGTAATAAAATTGATGATGCTGATGTAATCGAATGTGACACAGAAAAACAAGTTTTGCGAGAATGGAAGAATCTTATCGTGAGATTAAATCCTGATATACTTACTGGTTATAATATATTTGGCTTTGATATGGAATATATTTGGAACAGAGCCGAGGAAAATGATTGTATTGACGAAATATTTCAAGGATTGGGAAGAAATCTTTCTAGAAAATCTTCATTGGTAAAACAAGAATTATCGTCTTCTGCACTTGGAGATAATATCCTAAAATATTTTGATATGGATGGAACAGTTGTAATAGATCTTCTTAAAATTGTCCAACGAGATCATAAATTAGATAGTTATAAACTTGATAATGTATCATCGATATTTATTGGTGATAAAAAAGATGATCTAAAACCGTGTGAAATTTTTGAGAAATTCAAAGGGTGTTCTAACGATAGATGTACAATTGCTAAATATTGTATTCAAGATTGTGCATTAGTTAACAAACTCATTCATAAATTGAAAATTTTAGAAAATAATATAGGTATGGCAAATGTATGTCTTGTTCCACTCAATTATCTTTTCAAAAGAGGACAAGGAATCAAAATTTTCTCATTAGTTGCAAAACAATGTATGGATAAAGGATTTCTTATCCCTACTAATAAATATTCAGATTATCAAAGAGAAATGGACATGGATGGTTATGAAGGCGCGGTTGTTTTGGAACCAAAGGAAGGTATTTATCTAAATGAACCAATTGTTGTGTTTGATTATGGATCACTATATCCATCTTCAATGATTGCTCGCAATTTATCTCACGATTGTTATGTTATGGATAATAAATATATTATCGATGATCCAAATATTGATTATATTAAAGTTTCATATGATGAATATACTGGAACAGGTGATAAAAAAGTGAAAACCGGTGTAAAAGAATGTATATTCGCAAAATATAAAGATGGTAGAAAAGGTGTTATTCCAGATATCCTTTGTATGTTACTTCAAGAAAGAAAAAATACAAGAAGTAAAATAGAATATCAAACAGTTATTACAAAGGATGTAACTTACATTGGAATTGTTACAGAGAAAGATAATGTAGTAACAATTGACGATGGTAGTAAAAAACATAAGATTAAAACAAATGATATAATTAAAAAAACAGATACATATAATAAATTTGAACAAGATGTTTTAGATGCACTTCAACTTGCTTATAAAATTACAGCGAATTCATTGTATGGACAAATTGGTGCCAGAACATCACAGATATATCTCAAAGATATTGCAGCTTGTACCACAGCAACAGGTAGAGAAATGATTATGTTGGCAAAAGATTATGTAGAAACAAAATATAATGCAAATGTTATATATGGTGATAGTGTTATGCCATACACACCACTCACATATAATACAGGAAGGAATATTCGAGTGACAACATTTGAAAATTTAGAAGGCGAGTGGTTTCCTTACAATAATTTCAAACCAGGAGATAATCAAATAAGTGATAAAGAACAATTTATACCAAATTACATATTTGTATGGACACATGTTGGTTGGTCAAGAATAAAGAGAATTATCAGACATAAAACTAAAAAAAGAATTTATCGTGTTATTACACATACAGGTGTTATTGATGTAACTGAAGATCATAGTTTATTAAACGAGTATTGTGAACAAATCAAACCAGATAATTGTCAAATTGGTCAAAGACTACTTCACAAGACATCGTCTATGTCGGTTTATAATAACTATTTTGACGAAGATATTGCATATATGTATGGAATTTATGTTGCTGCTGGTAATGTATTTCAATATGAAGATATGGAAATTTTCGAAGTTTCAAGTTACGACTATCAATCTCTATATAAATTTAAGAACATAATGTATGACAAATTTGGTGTTCAATTGAAACTAATATTTTACAATAATAAATATATATTGAAAACAGAGGATTATTCAATCAAGATTAAAAATTTATTTAATTGTTGTCACTATGATACTCACAAAATTGTTCCTAGTGATATAATGAATTCGAATAAAAATGTTATCAAATCATTCAGAGATGGATATTTCAGTATTTGCAATAAATATGTATTTGATTTAAATCAACAAGTATTGGCACAATCCTTTCTTATAATAGAACAAATGCTTGGAAATTATTATGTATTTGAAGTAAATGATAATCTGATCAAATTTGTTTCAAAAAATATGTGTGACGAAGATAGACATCGTATTGTCGATATTCAAGTATTATATGAAAATTATTATGGTTATGTATATGATATAGAAACTGAACAAGGTGTCTTTCATGGTGGTATAGGAGATCTGATTGTTAAGAATACAGATTCTATATTCTGTTCGTTTCCACTAAAAACAAAGGATGGGAATGAAGTTTATGGAAAAGACGCTTTGCCTTATGCAATAGAAGTTGGTAAACATGTGGAGAAAAATATTGTATCAATTATGCCTTCTCCGCAGAAATTAAATTATGAAAAAACTCTTTATCCATTTATATTGTTTAGTAAAAAACGATATGTTGGAAATTTATATGAATTTGATATTAACAAATTTAAACAAAAATCAATGGGTATTGTTCTGAAAAGAAGAGATAATGCAAACATTGTAAAAAAAATATATGGTGGTATTATTGATATTATTCTTAATAAACAAGATTTAAAAGAATCTATTGTTTTCTTAAGAGAAGAACTTTCAAATTTAGTTGAAGGGAAAACACAGATTGAAGATTTAGTTATTTCAAAAAGTCTCAAAGGATCTTATGTTGATCCTACAAAAATTGCTCATAAAGTATTAGCTGATCGTATTGCAGAAAGAGATCCTGGAAATAAACCACAAGTCAATGATCGCATACCTTATGTTTATATTTACGCACCGGATGCTAAATTACAAGGTGATAAGATAGAAAATCCTGATTATATTATTGAAAATAATCTGAAAATTGATTATTTACATTATATTACAAATCAAATTATGAATCCTGTATTACAACTATATGCTCTTTGTCTCGAAGAATTACCAAATTATAACGAAGAGGTTGATTATTGGATAAATGTTGAAAATGAACTGAAAAATAAACCATTATATCAAAACGATGTCAAGAGAAAACATCGTTTGGAAAATCTTAAATTAAATAAAGTAAAAGAATTGTTATTTGACGAATACATCAATAAATTAGTTGAACCTAAAATCAAAAAGGTTAGAAAACCTGTTGTCAAAAAAGGTAAGGTTGAAATTGGTGATGAAATCAACGAAGTTAAAGAAACTAAAAAAGTTAGAAAACCTGTTGTCAAAAAAGGTAAGGTTGAAATTGGCGATGAAATCAAAGAAGTTAAAGAAACTAAAAAAGTTAAGAAAATTGAAAATCAGATTAATAAGCAAGTTGATAAAAAACCAGATGAAATTAGTTCAAATGCTTCAATTAAAGTAACATTGAAGACAAAAACCAAAAAAATAGAAAGTGTCGCATATATATATGATGGCAAGAAAAAACTATGGAAATATACAAATGATGATGGAAAGAATAAAGATGATGAAATAATAAATATTATTACACAAATGATTGAATATGCAAAAAAACACAATATAAAATTAATTATAGATATAAATTCAATGCCATTCAAAAAGGAATATTCAAAAAGCTTAATGGAATACAAAGAATTTGAAAAAAATGCGGATGCAAATCTTGTACAAAAATCAATTGATGAAAATGATGTAGGTCGTTTTAAAAGTATACATAATATTATTAAATTTGAAAAACTAATACAACAAAGAGAACATTTCTCTATCAAATAAATTAAAGATATCTTATTTTTTTATTGAAGTAAAAATGTTAAATCAGTTATTAATGTCAGCATATGTACAGATACTATAAATTTTGCAATATTTGTTTTCGGAACATAATCTCCAAATCCTACAGTTGATGTAATTGTAAGTGAAAAATATATAGCATCAATAGGTGATTCAAAATTCATAGGATTTTTCCCAATATAAAAAAGTAATATATAAATAATCGAAAACAATAGGAAAGTTCTTATCATTATGTCTAATATTTAATAATGTTTTTATAATTTATACTTGATTCAAAATGAAAATTAAAAACACGTGTTTTTGATGCAGACAGATGATGGAATACAATGTGTTTCACACAACAGTGATGGAAAAGTCTTAGATCAGTTTACTATAGAAGTGTTATCAAACAAGATATCCAATACTCTGAGTATCATCAACACTGGGAAGAAAATCACAACAGGTATTGTCAAAAACATTTCCCTTTTGTGGGACGAGGAACGTACAGATTTCAGTACTCCACATTCAAAGGAGGTCGTGAGATTCAGAAAGTCGTTCCTCATCAAGGTAAACAATCGCGCCAAGATGCTTGAAATGCCTGTGTTCAAATTGTGGGAAGACGCCATTGAAGTGATGACAGGCGACATTGACAATCCCTTCCTTGGCGACATTCGCGATACTTCAAAACTTTCTGTCTTTCCTGAAGGCATTTACAAAGGAGAACTTCAAGGAGGGAAACCACATGGCAAAGGTATAATGATATTTCGTGAAGAATGGAGCTTGTACAAAGGTATGTGGGAAAATGGTTTGCACCACGGTATTGGTATGATGATATTGAAGCGTAATAAGACAAGGGATATTTACGAAGGAAAATGGAAGAACGGATTAAAGCATGGCAATGGAAAATTAATCCATATTGGAACAATTAATCCATATGATTCGTGTAGATCCCATGAAAAATCGTGTTATATTTACGATGGAGATTGGAAGGAAGGTATAAAGCATGGCATGGGAAAGATTATTGGATATTCTCATATTACCAATTCTCATATTAATCCGATTGACAGAGTGTATGAAGGAGAATGGAAAAATGACTTTTATCACGGTAAAGGAAGATTTTTGAATTGCTGTGGTGACATCTATACAGGCGACTTTCGTTATGGACAAAAACACGGTGTGGGGAAAATAATTTACTATATCGACGATCCCTATGACGCAGATTGGTATGAGGGAGATTGGAAAGATCATGCAGAATGTGGCAAAGGAAAGAAGAAGTTTATGAATGGCGATTTGTACGAAGGGGAATATTACAACTTTAACAAAGTCGAATTGAAATATACTACAAATTGTCATGGAGTTTTTCATAATTACTGGTATGAAGGCAAGAAGACATATGCAAATGGTGATGTATATGTTGGGAAATTTTACAGTCATCTCAGATGGGGAAAAGGCGAAATGTTTTTCAAACATGATGGGTCAATTTATACAGGGACATGGAGCAATGATAAGATGCACGGGGAAGGAAAATTCACATATTTGAATGGCACGATTGATGAAGGAAAATGGCGGCACGGTGTTCGTTTAGACGATAATGCAAGTATCAAGAGTTTCGATTCTGAATTGTATATGGTGTCAGATTTAGACGAGTCATCTGACAATTCATACGATTTTGACGAATCCATCGAAAAATCCGAGAAGTGTCCGTCTTGTAAAACATTGACGACTTCTTTTATCAAGTCTTTTCCTAATCCAAATGTAATATGTGTATGTTGTCGTGATGAATTTTGTCCAATTTATTGCACGATGCCATGTGGACACTTCATATGCGAAGAGTGCAAGAATATATATTACGGTGATAACATCCCGGACATTGGGACACTGATTATCGATGAAGGGTGTTAAAAAAATGTATCAAATATTTGAGAGTGTTATCGTTTTCATCATATCTTTCAGGATTGATATGTGATTTATATAATTTGTAATAAATATTAAAAACATTTTTATGTCTAACAATATCTATGTACAACAAGTAAATTAATATGATTAAAATAGAAGATAAATAATCTGATATTTTTATTTCTTCATTTCTTATCATGAAAATTGGCACAACTTTTATGATAATGTTCACAAATACGAAGAAATAAAAGTACAATATATCAGTTGTGTTTATAAAAATTGCTATTGCACAAAGAATAACTAGTATTATTGCAAAATACAGCAATATGATTGGATTAAATTTTGTAAATTTATAATAAAACATAATAAAACTTGCAAAAATCCAAAACGAAAACAGATCAATGTAATTCATATTACTATAAATGTACATTTATTTGCTAATAAAGAAATATTATCTATTTATAATAATAATAAAATGATAGAATATAAACAATTAAATGATTCGAACGGTAATATACAAAATATACCGATAATAACTTCTTTCAATAAAAAAGAAACTATTTTAACAATTAAAAAATCAAAAAGAAATTATGATCCATTATGTGCATGTTTTATCTAAATGATATAAAAATAACATATATATATAAATTTATAAAAAATGGAACAAAGTGATAATTACCATTTTCACCCAATTTATCACGCACAATCTTCTCCTATACAACAATTTACAGAACAAGATTTTCAAAATAAAACTCAATTAATGCATCAGCAAGTGAAACAACCTATGGTTCAACAACCTATTGTTCAACAACCTATGGTTCAACAACCTATGGTTCAACAACCTATGGTTCAACAACCTATGGTTCAACAATCTATGGTTCAACAACCTATGGTTCAACAACCTATGGTTCAACAACCTATGGTTCAACAACCTATGGTTCAACAACCTATGGTTCAACAACCTATGGTTCAACAACCTATGGTTCAACAACCTATGGTTCAACCAAGAATCGTACAACAATCATTTCAACAACCATTTTTTTATTACGAACCAGTCGAATATGTACAACACACTAATGTACATGTTAAAAAACCAACTCAAAATACAAGAGATATTGGAAATCTTATTGATAACACAATTGGTGATCATCTAGGTGAACATCTTGATGATTCTGAAATCAAAATGCTGAAATCAAAAATAAATGATCTTGAAAACGAACTCACAAATATTATTCAAAAGAAAGTAAGAAAATGTTGTGTAGCTCTATAATTTATAATGGAAATATTCCAAAATCTTAATTGCTTTTTCTTTTCCAATTTTGTCTAAATCTGACAAAAGTTTAATTTTATTATCACAATTATTTAAAGCATAAAATAATTCATGAAGAGATGGATATTTTTTTGCAATGATTTTTGCAATATTTATAGAAATTGATGGTATCTGTGACAATTGCATAAGATAACAAGAATCTGGTGTTATATTCTTCATCTTTTTCATTTTCACACTTTCGATATAATCACATTCTTTTTTAATAAATTTATCAGGTTTATCGATTATTTTGGTACATAGAGTTAGAATAAATGTTGAAGTTTCTTCTACATCTTTGGTAAATATAATATGAATATTATCTCTATAAATAGAATGCAAATATACGGAAGATAGAACATCTCTTTTATGATGTTGTGATATGATATTATCACCTTCTATAATATATGTGATATGTGATCCAGAATTTAATAATCTATGTTTTTGCTCTTGATATCTACCATCTTTGATTGATGCTAGTAAATCGCTTACAGTTTTTCTTTCAAAAATATAAGTTGAATTACATGATATAATTATATCACCAATATCAAGTTGTTTTTTTTCAATATTAATAGAATTTGAATATATATCCAAATCTCTATCTTTAATATTATTATAAAGTGATGTTTCTCTACAATCAATAAGTAATTGTAGCATTTTATATCATAAACATATATATACCTTATATATCTAGACTCTTTAATTCAAAACTAGAATTTGGACGAAATAAAGTTTGTCTCAATTTCAACATTGTATCATCGTTTAAATAAGGATTACCAAGAATTTCTTCAAATGAGGTCTTATTTTTCTTAACAATATGTTTATTTAACCACCTTATTTGAAAAATAATTGAAAATACACCACATTCTGTGTTTTTATATTGATGTTGTTTTTTGTTAATATTAATTTTAAATTCTTTTTCAGGGTATATTGTTTTACATTGTATTTCTATAGAATTCATAAAATTCTCTAAATATGCTGGTATACCACGATAACCAGTACTATCATAATAATAAGCACCATAAGTTGGTAGTTTAGGATCAATAACAATAAAAGTCGAAGTCCAATGAGACCCTGGTTCATCGTGTTTATCAAGATTTGTAATAAAACCAATAAAAGAATATTTCTTAGAAAGTTTTTTTATATCAATTGTACAAAATTTGCTATACATACATATACCATTTGAATCAATCATTGAAAAATCTATTGGAAATACACCTAGAAAATTATATTTGTATTTTTTACAATTATGATATTGTATCATAACATTTTGTATATCGTAATTTGAAAGCCATGTTTTTGGATTATTATACCAATTTTGAGGTCTTTCTGGTACTAATTCTTTATTTTCAAATTTTTTGATATCTCTTATAATTTTATCATCATTTTGTAGTTTTTTAATTATATATGGCCAATGCCAATATTGTTTTTCAACCTTATATTTTTTCATTTTATTTTTTAGCGATTTATATAGATTACTGTCGAGTTTAATTTTATCTGTTTTATTCTTTACAGATTTGTTATAATATATAACAAGCTTTCTTAAAAAGGTATCTGAAAAATAATTTTTCATTTTTTCATTACTAGACGAGACATACATTTTGGTTTCAGAATACAAATGTATCTATATATTATTTAGAAGATATTATACAGAAAAAGAAAAAATGATTTTTATTTAAAATATTTTTGATATATATAATTTAAGATAAAAACCTAACTTATGGGAGTAAGGGATGATCTCACTGCATTTGTTAACAAATATAAAGTTGAGAAAGGAATTCAATTTACAAACACCAGTTTAGGATACCCCAAAGCATCATTCTCTATACCTGATGAAGATTATGAAAAATTTATTGATCTTTACGGAATGGCACTCATAAATGGTATTGATCTTCACTTTACTGAAAAACCAACAGATCCTAGTCCAATAAGAGTAGATTTGGATTTCCGCTTTCCATTAGATGAAACATCATATATTACCGATGAAATATCTGGTAAAAAGGTTATTAAGAGAGTATATAATCAAGACCATGTTCGTAATATAATAGATAAATATTTTCATATAATAAATGAAATAATCGATGTTTCTCCGGAACAAAATATAGCTTATGTGATGGAAAAACAAAATCCGAGTGAAAATAGAAACAAAATCAAAGATGGTATTCACATCGTATTTCCTCATATAATTGTTTCAAATAATGTACAACATTTTATAAGGAAGAAGATTTTAGATATAGATAAAGAATTATTTGGAGATTTACCTATATGTAATGATTATGAGTCAATAGTTGATAAAGCGATAATAGATGTTAACTGTTGGTTGATGTATGGAAGTAAGAAAATTGAAGCAAATTCTTATAGAGTGTCACAAATATATAAATTTGAAAAAAATGAAACCATATTAGATAAGTCTAATATAGTTGCATCTCGTGAAATCGAATTTATAAAATTATTTTCAATGAGAAAATCTAATGAAAATCTTACTCAAATCAAACAGGATTATATTGCAGAAATAGAAGAATATACAAAACATGTTCTACCATCAATTGATAACAAATATAAAAACAAGTTACATAATAATATATTTGCAAAATCTTTGAATATAAATAAGAACTTTACATCAAATGATGAATTGATCATTATCAAAAGAATCGTAACAGAATGTCTTTCATATTCAAGAGCTGAACGATATGATGATTGGATCAATTTAGGATGGGTTTTGAGAAATATTGATTATCGTCTATTGGATACATGGATTGAATTTTCAAAAATTGGGAGTTCTTACATTGAGGGAGAGTGTCAAAAATTATGGAACAAAATGCGTAAGGATAATATGGGAATTGGAACATTAAAATGGTGGGCTCAACAAGATAATGAGGAAAAATATCATTCAATTATGAATGATTCTGTTATTCCTCTTATTGATCTATGTATCAGAAGTGATGGTGCCCATTATGATATAGCAAAGGTTGTTCAAGCAATTTATAAAGATGAAATCAAAACTATTAATAAAACATTATGGTATCATTATGATAAGGATAAACATCGTTGGAAAATCACAACAGAAGGTTCTATACTTAGAATAATATTAAGCACAGATATTTGCAAAAAATTTATCGAAAGAGCACATTACTGGAATTCACAATGTTATGTGATGGATGATCCTGAACAAAAAGATATTAATTCTGAAAAAGCAAAGAAATGTTTGAAAATTGCACAGCAATTGAAAAATGCATCATTTAAAGATAATATTATGCGCGAATTAAGATGTCTATTTATGGATGAAAAATTTGACGAATTATTGGATAGTAGATCGCATCTAATTGGATTTACAAATGGTGTATATGATTTGAAGATGCATATTTTCAGAGAAGGTATGCCTGATGATTACATATTTCATTCAACTAAATTGAATTACATCGCATATAATAGCAATATGCCAGAATATAATGAAATTGATGAATTTTTCGGAAAATTATTTACAATAAACAGTGTAAAAAATTATGTATTGGATATATTAGCTTGTATTATTGACGGAAGTATTGCTCAAGAAAGATTCTATATATTTACAGGACAAGGTAGTAATGGTAAATCAAGAGTATTAGATTTAATACAAAAAGCGGTTGGTGATTACTATTGTATTATGCCTATTGCACTTCTTACACAAAAAAGAGCAGCTTCAAATAGTGCTCAAAGTGAATTAGAAAGAACAAAAGGAAGACGTTTTGCAGTCATGCAAGAACCTAGTGAACAAGATAAAATTAATATTGGTTTTATGAAAGAACTTTCTGGAAATGATCGTATCATAACAAGAGGACTTTATAAAGAACCAACAGAATTCAAACCTCAATTCAAAATGATATTAACTTGTAATGAACTTCCCGAAGTGCCAAGTGATGACGGTGGAACTTGGAGAAGAATCAGAGTTGTAGAGTTTACTTCAAGGTTTTGTGAAAATCCTCAAAAAAGTAACGAATTTGCTATGGATCTTGAATTATCAGACAAATTTGATAGATGGGCTGAACCATTCTTAAGTATGTTAATTGAGAGACATAAGGGGATTAACCCAAATTCAATTGCAGAACCTATGGAAGTAAGAATAGCAACTGAAAGTTACAAAAATAACAATGATGTTATTGGACAATTTATATCTGAGAAGATTATCATTGATAATGAAAATACTGATAATAAAATAGGTATTGCAAATCTTTATAATTATTTCAGACATTGGTGTATGGATAATGTTCCCAAGAATAAAAAACGTCCTGATAGAAATCAATTGAAGGCTTATTTTGAAAAAATGTTAGGTGCTTATCCTATAGATAATAAAGGTTGGAGAGGAATTCAATACAAACACGATGAGGAAGATGAATAAAAATTGTTAAGTTTTTGTAAAAAATGATCTTATCTTATTTTTTAATATTATTCAATTATGACAGACAATATTGATGATGAAAAAACTATATTGTATAAAAAAATCAATGATCTTGAAAAACAAATTATTGAAGAAAGGAATGAACATAAAGAAATCTACCATAAAATGCGTAAAAATCTCATTGATCTTTATGCGCAAAATTGCGATAAAGGAAATATCACATTTCAACTTTTCCATCTTCAAGAAGAGAATAAAAGACTACGAGAGGAAAACGAATATCTTAAAAGTAAATTATATTAGACTTTATCAGATTTAAAGCAATAAGTTGATTCCAAAAACAAATTTGAACCTCCTTTTATTTTGGAGGTTTTAATTTTTGAAACCAAAGAATTATATAATTTTATCATATTGTATCTTGTTTCAGGATTTTTATCTCTACATTTTTGAATTAAATTTTCAAAATATACTCTGTCTTCATAATCAATATTTTTTACTCTTCGATATAATTCTTCTAATATAAAAGATATTGCATATACATCACCTTTCAAAGCAATTTCTTGAGTAAAAACTTCATAAAATTGTTTTTTCTTATTTTTCTTCAAAAACTTTTGTAAATCTTCTGAAATATAATGATTTTCTAAAAGATAATTTGTATATTCTTCAAAAGCTGAAGCATCTTTCAAATGTATATTTCTTGATATATATTTATCTGCCAATTTGAATTCACTTGGGTATCCTGAATGATTTTCTAAAGTATATTCTCCATTGAAGATATCTTTTGCACGAACCATAAGACCAAAATCTATAAGTGATATTTTTCTTTTTTTAATTACTACATTATCTTTTTTAATATCCCAATGTAAATATCCTAATTTAGACAATACAAGCATTCCTCTGATAAATTTGGTAAATAAAATCAATAAATCCTTATATTTAAGATCAAATGGTTTATATAAATCGATTCCACCATATTCATATACTATTTGATAATAATTCTGATATAGACGATGATTTAGACATGAGGTTAATTTAGAATTGCATTTAATTATTTGATAGGGGATTTTCGAAGCACTTTTCATTTCTGTTGTAAAAGTATGTTTTGGATCAATTTTATTGATTAATTTCGCAATTTTCAATTCTTTATAAAAACTTTTCTCTTTTTTGAAAACCTTACCAATATCTTTTGATTTGCTTATTTTTGATGAAGTATTTTCATATACTTTATCATTAGTTTGTATTGATGGTATTACAACACATCCATAAACACCACTACCTAAAAATTTGAATGATTGACATTGTTTTTCATAAATTCTCTTTTCTACAATTGGGTGTATAGTTCCATCTTCTGGTTTTTTTTTGCATCTTCTAGAATCAAAATTAAAAAAATGTGTATTTTTACATTTTGATTTACATTTACTATCTTTCCACCTACATCTCAATGATTTGATACAATCTATTTTTTTTTTCACACTACACGATTTCATATAGATTGTTTCTACTTTATAAATATAAAAAAAACTATATATTAGAAAATATGAAATATGATATTGTTATTATAGGGGGTGGTCCATCTGGATTAGCATTTGCACACTATTGTTCTTTAATAGGTGTTAAAATATTACTTATAGAGAAAAACTATAATATAGGCGGGTGTCATACAGTGTATAGAAATGATAGAAATTTATTTTCAGAACATTCTCCAAGAGTTTATTCCTCTGCTTATTTAAATTTTAAGAATATTTTGACTGATATCGGTTTAAATTTTGAAGATTCTTTTACTTTATCAAAACATCAATCATTTGATTTAATGAAAGAATCTGTCTTTAAAGTTTTTAGTTTCTGGGAAATTATTGATTTATCATTAAATATTATAACTTATCTCATTTATCCAGATCACGGAAAAAATATTACAGTTGCACAATATTCTTCCAAATTTTCAAATGATGCACAAAAGGTCCTTGACACCATTTGTAGAATGACAGATGGTTGTACATCTGAATCTATTTCTTTCAATACATTCTTAAAATATACCGATGATCAAATGTTATACAAATTATATATTCCAAATCGACCTAATGACGAATACTTATTTAAAAAATGGAACGATTATTTAGTGAACAAAAATGTTTCTATTATGACATCTTGTGTTGTACAAAAATTTCATTATTCTGATAATAAAATAAGTTCTGTTGATATTTTACATAATGGTGTTGAACAAACTTATTATGCTGATAATTTTATATTAGCTATACCTCCTATAAATCTTATTTCGATTTTAAAACAAACAAATATAGTCAATGCATTTGGAAATATTGAAAAATTAGAGGAAAAGGCTTTGAACACTGAATATATAAATTATATATCAATGACCTTTCATTGGAACAAAAAATTAGATATTAAAGATCAATATGTATTTCCGTCAACAGAATGGGGTATTTTTAATAAAATTATGAGTAAATATATGAAATTTAATGAAATTGAATCTAAAACAGTTATAAGTGTTGCTGTTTCTTTACCGAATAATAAAAGTACTAGATTAAACAAAACTGCACACGAGTGTAATAAAGAAGAATTAATTACAGAAGTATTTAATCAATTAAAAGATGAAATACCTGAATTAACTGAAGATTATATAGCAATTCTTGAACCAGGTACAATATGGGATAAAAATAAACATATTTGGAGGATGAATGGATCAGGATATGTTGCAAATATAAATACATCTCCATTAGAATTTGAAAGTGTGTTATTTGAAAATTTGTACAATTTAGGTACACATAATGGGAAAAGTTCATATAACCCAACAACATTCGAATCTGCTGTATCAAATGCGAATGTTTTGAGTTGTAAACTATTTCCTATTCTCAAAAACAAAATAAGGTTTGTAAAACCTACTACTCTCAGAAAGCTATTTATGTGGTTATGTTTTATAGTGTTTTTATTGTTATTTATTTATACGATGTTATAAAAAGAGTACATTTCATTATTTATTTTAAATTTTCATGATGATTTATAATTTTTGAAGATTTTCATGTGAAATGTACTCATTATAAAAGAATAACCTTATTTAAAGATATATGAAAATACAAAAAGAAATTATTATAAATAATCAAAAATGTCTTGATATGTACACAAAAATATTTCAAGACAATGATAATGTAATGTTATCCTCGGCTCTTGATATCAAAAATTATCATCAAGGTGAATTGAATCAAAATAAAAGAATTGATATAGTAGATATATATTTTGCAGATTTACCAGAGTCAATCTCGAATTATTTTTTAAATGGTGAGAAAATCATTAAAATTAAATGTAAACATTATTTTGAAATTTTTGAGGATGATATGATAAAAATAAAAACCAAATATACACCAATAAATAACATTATAATGAAAGTATTAAATAAATTAAGAGTTATCAAAGTAAAAAACCTCGTTACTTTTCAACAAGTCGGGGAAGAATGTAAAGTAAATATCGAAACTAAAATTTCATCTTATGTAGGATCCCCATTAAAAGAAACAATTGAAAATTATTGTTATCAAGTTTGCAATATAACAATTGATAAAAGTTTTGATTATTTTGTTAATTCTAATATTTAAAAATTATTTTGTTAATATAGATTAATTAAAATGGGTTTTGACGATATTTATTCAAAATCTGAATGTGAAAAATGGGTTAATGATAAAGGGGTCAAGAATCCTAAATCAAATATGAAAATAGATCCAAACAATACAAAAAAAACATCAAAGAATGTCATGATTTCAGATCAATGTTTTGATAATTTTGGTATAATCAGAAATGATAATCCTTATAAACCAAATGAGAAGAAACAAAAAAAGATAACAAAAAAGAAACAAACTAATATGAAAAGAAGGAGTGGTGTTAATTACTTAAATCAAAATAACAAAATTAAGATAGATAAATATGTGACTTTTGATTTTTATGAATTGAGAGGATGGTGGCAAGAGGGTGTTATGAAAAAAGATGAAAATATTCATTTGATAAATCCTTTAACAAACAGAAAAATTTTAGAAAATAGTACGATATATAATGCCTTATTACAACAATCTGATATTTTTTGTTTAATACCAATTAATTTACAATTTTTAGAAAATGAAGGATATCTATCAATTGAATCTGTTGAAATATTGAAAATATTACGAAAAAATGTTCAAAATGAAAACTGGACATCAATTACTTTAATGCAGAAATTTCCATATTTACACAGAGAAGACTTTATTCAAAAAATATTTCGCGAAAATCAATATAATAAATATATATATCGTTACAATATCAAAGAAAGAATTAAAAAGAATTTCACAGAAGGTTCATTAGTTCATTTAGAAAGTCTTGAAAATAATTCAATTTCTCAAGACACAAAAGAAATATCAAGTATTTGTTCTGAAAAGTTCAAAACTATTGATAACAAATATAAAATATTACGAAATAAATTAATAAAAACTTGTACAAACTATCAAAATATGACAAACTTATCTGATAATCAAATAATAAATATGTTTCAAAAATTCAAACCAGAACCAATATATCGCTATGATATTATTAATGTAACAAATTTTCCATCATTAATATCATTATTTTACAATTGTATAAAAGATAAATCTTTTGGTGGAAAAATATTTGATGATAAAATTAAAGTAGATAATTATGAATTATATAATGAAATATTATTTGAAAAATCCATAGTACAAGATTATGGTGGTGTAAGTAATCAAATGATAACAAATATTTCAAGAGAATTATTTGATTTACAAGTATTTATAAGACCACGTGATTGTTCTAAATATTGCTTCAATCCAGAATTTGTATTTACACCAGAACATATATCACATTTGACAAAAATGAACAATTTTTTTGAGAAGGATATAGACAAAAAACAGAAATTCAATGAATTTATATCAAGAAATGATGAAGAAGTTTATAAAATATTTTATAAATTTATAGGACAAGTATTGTCTTTTTTTATAATTAAAAAATATAAATTACCTCATCATTTATCATCATATATATTAAATATTTTTAAATATAAATATGATACAATGAAAGATCAAGAACATGTATTTTATATCTCTAATGATTTTCCTGAAATTACAAAGGTATATTTAGATCTTATGAAGTCTGAAAATATAACAAAATTAAACGATATCGATATGTACTATAATGAACAATATAAAATACAATATGATAAGGATGATGGTGATAAAATAACTGTAAACAATATAGATAAATATATTGTTGATTTAGCTAAACATTTAAATATTCATAATACAATCCCTGTTTTCAAAAATCAAAATCTCAATATAGATTTTGAAAATTATCATAAATGTTTTTCAGATGGAATCGATAAAATTTTAAGAAGACTTTTTCAATATAAGAATGCTTCTCTTGATTTGATTGATAAAATATTGACAAAGGAAGAGATAACCAATGAAATTTTAAGTAAATTATCAGACAATATTTTTCAATATATGACTATAGATGATGTTAATTATATAAGATATATTCAAGTTTATCATTCATATATCAATAATATATTTTTCAAAGAAAATCGTTTCAAATCACAAGATGATAGAGATAAATTTATAAAGAGTCTTTTACAGTTTTGGACAGGAATAGATTTTTACAAACCAGAAATTAAATATAATTTAACTATTTTAACAAGATCAAAAAAATTAGATATTGATAATCGTCGATTACCTATCTCACATACATGTTTTAATCAAATTGAAATAGAAATATATGAAACAGAAGATGAATTTTTCAATAAATTAAGTAAAGCTATTAACTATACAAAGAATACTTTTACATTAGCAGGTGGTAAGAAAAATTGAAAAAAATGATATAAACTATTTATAAGAAGGTGATATAAATGACTACGAAAAAGAAAGTTCAATTCGATGATTATCAAAAAACAATAGCAAATCTTGACAAAGCTAAAATTTCTAAACCAATAATGACAAAATATGAATTTAATCAAGTAATTAGTTTAAGAACGAATCAATTATCTTTAGGTGGGGAACCCTTTATTAAAATAGAAGATACAATCAAAACAAATATGGATTTTCGAAAAATAGCACTTGAAGAAATGAGACAAGGAAAATTACCATATATTATCAAAAGACAATTACCAAATGGAAAATCTGAATATTTCAGATTGAGTGATTTGAATATTGTAGCCATTCAGCATATGATGCGTTAAAAAAATAAAAGTATTCTTTAGAATGAAACATTTTTATTATATCTTTTTTACTCTTATAATAATTCTTATATTTAGTATATATTTCTTCAGGAAAGGGGAACCAATCAAAGATAATATTATTTTTTTAGATCAAAATGAAATATCTCGATTTTTGACAGAAGATAGTGATAAATATATTTCTAATTTAAGTAAAGCTGATTTATATGCTAGAAAAGTATCTTCTCCTGAAGAATATAAAAATATTGTTAAAAAATGTGGTGTGAATCTCACTACTGAAGAAAAAACAAAAATAATAAAATGTTGTGAAAGGGCTGATGATTTTTTAAAAAATCACATGTATCATCATTTTTCTTGTGAACCTATTTCTAGATTAAAATGGAAAATAGCTTGTACGCAAAATTATAAAGAATATGAATATGAAAATGGATTTCCACATACAAGAAATGATGTTATATTTTTATCTAGAAGAAATATTAATAAATTTATAGCAATATCTGAAAATGATGACAATTTAACAAACACATTAGTTCACGAAAAAATTCATATATATCAAAAACAGTATCCTATAGAAATGAAAGAATTATTGAATCAATTAGGATATACAAAATGTGATATACAAATTGAAAATAGAAGAGCAAATCCTGATATAGATGATGTAATATATTATGATCCTGTAAGTAAAGAATGTATGTATTTTTCATATACATCAAGTACACCAAAAAATATTAATGATGTCAAGCAATCAAATGATATAACAGAACATCCTTATGAAAAAATGGCATATGAAATTGCCAAATCATTTATTGATATAAATATAAAAAAATATAAATATATATAAATATAATCGATATAATAAAAAATATGCAGAACTTGGTTGAAAACATTTTGTCACAGTGTCCTGAAAATATATCTAAAGAAGATGTTCTGTTACTGATTGAGAAGCACAAATCCAATTCTGTGGATATATTGTCTGAAGTTTGGGAAATTAAAGAAAAAGAAGAAAAACAAAAAAAACATCAAAAACACGATTGGGATAATATAAGAGAAATATGTCAAGAATACGAATCAGAAATGGAATCCTTTATGAGTTCTAAAAAGACTTAAAGCTGATACCTTATAGTAAAATAAAAATATGGAAAATGAAGAATATATTTTTAATATAAAGACTGTTCAAGCACCTATTTTCAAACAAGTAGTGGATGCTTTAAAAGATATATTGACAGATGTCAATCTTGAAATAGATAATACTGGTATCAAGATTGTTGCAATGGACAATACAAATATTGTTCTCATTCATTTAAAAATGAATTCAGATCAATTTGAAGAGTTTTTTTGTGAGAAAAAGACACATGTTGGTATATGTATGTTAAAATTTCATATGTTAATCAAAACAATAAATACGAATGATCTTCTTATTCTGTATATGAAAAAGAATGATCCTGGAAATTTGGGAATAAAAATAATGAATAATGAAAAAAATGTTGAAACAAATTACAAACTAGCAACACTAGATATTGATGTTCTTAATATAGAAATTCCACCTGTAGATTTCCATACAATTATCACTATGCCATCCACATATCTTCAAAAAATAATCAGAGATATGCATAATCTTGCTGAATATATTGAAATAAGAAATATAGAAAATCAGTTATTTCTTAGTTGTAAAGGAGACTTTTGTTCACAAGAAACTATTTTGGGAACAGAAAAATCAAATAATATTATAATAAATAAAACAAATGATGTTGAATCTAGAGAAATAATACAAGGAGTATTTAGCTTGAAATATCTATCAATTTTCACAAAATGTACAAATTTATGTTCAAATGTGGAAATTTATCTCAAAAATTCATATCCAATTATACTAAAATATAGTATCGCTTCATTGGGTGAAATTAAATTATGTCTTTCACAACAAGAATTCTAATTATTTCTTTTTATATATTTTAATGTCTTTATGTGACAAATAACGCATTAATTTTGTCAGATATGTATTTTGAATAACAGTTATAGCATCTGAAAATAATTTATTTATATATGGAATGATACATTCTTGAACTAGTTCCTTACCCAATAATGTTTCTGACATTTTTATTAAACTCTCATTGATTTGTAATTTTTCATCTTCATAAATATTATTCAAAATACTGTTATTTTCAGTATTTAAAATAAGATCATCGTCAACATTTGTATTTACATTTACAAATCTTTTAATAGAATGAATGGTTATTTTGCTTACATCATTCTTATTTTTCATCATTTTGACATAAAGAATTAATTTTGCCGACCCTACAATGGTATAAATAAATTCTGGTTTTGTCAATATAGATGTATATTTTAAAATTATACATTCATCATCGTGTTTTATTACTTCGTGTGTGGTAGAAAAAATAATATCTATATGACCCAGATGTTTTTCAAGCATATTTGTCATTTCTTCAGGAATTTTAATATGTTTTAACTCATCTATATCATCAAGTTCTTTAACATTATAAAGTCTGTCAAACACCATTTTTTTACCATCATGATATTTTTTAATACTTTCTTTATCTTTCATTGAAAAAAGATTTTTTATAAATTTTTTTGAACATACATTTTGATACAATGTATCTAAAGATGTTTCAACAATAATAGACATAAAAATATTTCATATATATTTCTTATATGTTTTAATTTTCATTATAATGGTTTTTATATAACATAGTAGAAAACTTTGGAACATTGATATTGTAATTATCACTTGATGAATATTTATTTTCTTTCAACCATAATCGAATAATATAATAACTCTTTTTCGGACAAATTGAAATACCATTTATATTGAGTGAAAATTCATTATTTTTTCCCATAGTTTCACCAAGACATTTCGAACAAGTTTCAAAAAATTTGTCCTTCATTTCTGATTTTGATATTTTGAATGAAATACAACCTCCGTTTTTATTATATTCATCTTCCCATCTTGGTGTTATATGTTCTCTCATTATAAAAAACATACCGTGTTGAAATATGTCAATATATGTTTGAAATAAAGTGACAAAATCTTCAACAGAATTTATTTGTGTTATCTTATGATAACTCTTTAAATCCCAATTAAAATCTAATGGATCGTGAAAATATACACACCAAACATCGTTTAAATATATCATGGTGTTTATAATAAAAGTAAATATTCTTATATGACTTATCTAATTTGAATCACTTGATACATATCCAAAATCTATATATGAATCATTTTCATATTCGATACTTTTTTTATTTGAAGTAACATTAATATTATTATAAATATGTAGTATAATATGTGATAATTTCTCTTCATTGATTAAACATTGAACTTGATCCGAATTGTATTTATGTATTATATCAACCTTATCTGATTGATACTCTCTTTTCGAAACAACAACTATATCTCCAACTTCAATAACAATTCTTGTATTGAATTTCCGTAAGGAACCTCTTATAATTCCAATTGCTTCAATTCCAGAATTTGTTATAAGACTTACATTACAATTTCCTAAAAGTTTTTTTACATATGCATATTCTGTATTCTCATTATCTACATTGAAGTTATCAACTTTTATATGATGAAATTTTTGATGTTTTTTTTTACCACGAATACTTGCTTGATACATTACCTTTACAATTTCTAAAGTCTGATTATTCTTATATAAATTTTATATTTAGTTGTATGAAAAAAGAGTACATTTCTTCAATTTTTTGAAAAAAGTTTTAAAGTTTATAATAATATCATAATTTACAATGAAATGTACTCTTTTCAAAAATATGTCATAAATATAATGAAAATAACACAAACCAAGTTTATGACAGTTACACATCTTGAAGATCTTCAACTATTATTTCATTAGATGGTTGAGTTTCTTTTTTTTGTTGCAAAAATCTTTTCAATTTTTGAATTTTTGAATATTTATTCATATTATCTATTTTAGGGTTAGACTTATCATCCTTTAATATATTCTTAATACCACTAGAATTCTCATATTTATTTATCGCAACCTGTTTGTCAATGTCTATTTTTCGCATTTCAAATTCAAAAAATGCTTTGTATCTGTTGAATTTTATGATTTCGTCATTTCTTAGATATTGCAAGACATTAACTGATTTTATAGCATCATCATATTCATTAATCTTTTCAGTTATTGTTTGTATCTCCTCTTCTTCTAATACATCTAATGCTAATAAATTCAAAACTTTTTGATATTTTTTATTATATTTATCTCTATATGAAATCAAAATAGCTTGACTATCTTTTAATTGTTCTAATATTTCTCTGTAGTTTCTGAATCTTATTATACTACTTGATATTGTAATAATTGTACCTATGAACAATATCACCAAATTCATTATAAATGATATGGTTTCTATACTTACAGTTGGTTGTTGTTTGGCAATATAATCAACAATACTTAATCGCAATGCTTCTAATAATGTTGCAATTGAAGAAAGAACAAGTACAACAAGGGATATACTATTATATTTTTTATAGATTTTATCATAAGCAGCTGTTATGATAAATATTTTATCGTTTACTTTTTCCTTCTCATTTGTTATATTATTTAATAAGCCTATAACAGATTCATATTGTTGGTTATGTTCTATATTTTTTAAAAGTTTTTCAGTTATGAATTCGTTTTTTAAGAGATGATGGAGACTATCACCTTGTTCTGTTGACATTTATCTATTTTTATCTTATATTTTTATTCACTGAATGGATTATATGTTGTGTCTCTTTTTTTATTTTGTTTTTCCGATGGTATGTTTGTATCAATTGAAATCAAACTCAATAAAGTATTTATTGTATCATTACCCGACTTTTCAAGAGCAGATAACATATCTTTATTAAAATTATCTATATTTTTACAATGATTTTCTATATCATTTGAGATAGTTTTCAAAAAAGTATCCATCTAATATATATAAAGATTTTATTAGTTTATATAAGTGATAATTAATTTTACATCATTGTCATAATGATTATTGAAGAATATTTATCATACCATAAATCATACAGAGAAAAATATGGAGAGAAATGTATTGTTTTAATGCAAGTGGGAAGTTTTTTTGAATTATATTCAATTGAAGATGATATATCAAATTATATTTATAACATTGCTGATATATGTCACATTCAAATATCAAGAAAAAACAAATCAATTTCAGAAGTATCATTGAATAATCCACTTATGGCGGGATTCCCAATTTATACTATAAGTAAATTTACAAACATATTATTAAATCATAATTATACAATTGTTTTAGTCGAACAAGTAACAGATCCTCCAAATCCTCTTAGAAAAGTCACTGATATTTTAAGTCCAGGGATGAATATTAATGTTGATGATAAAAAAAGTAATTATATGCTTCTCTTATATTTTGAAATTATCAATAATTTACCAATTGTTGGAATATCAGGTATCGATGTATCAACTGGTAACTCATTTGTTTTCGAAGCAGGATCATCGAAATTTGATGTAGAGTTTTCTTATGACGAAGTTTTTCGAATTATTTCTACATATAATCCTTGTGAAGTAATTCTACTTTCTGATAAACAATATAATGATTATCATAAAACAAATATTTTGAAAAACATTAAATGTCATAATACACTTCTTCATGATGTTTGGGATAATTTTGAATATTTGACATTAATGAAAAATATGTTATATCAAAATGATATATTGCAAAAAGCCTTTCCAAATCATAATATGTTATCAGTTATTGAAAATCTCAATATTGAAAAATATCATCATGGTAGAATTGCTTTATGTTGTTTGTTACAGTTTGCGTATGAACATAATGTAAATATTGTAAAAAATCTCAATAAACCTATTATTTTAAATGATAATAAATATTTAAATATTGAGTTTAATAGTGCTTTACAATTAAACCTTATTAGTAATGATAAAAATGAAAAACCACTTATTGATATTTTGAATAAGTGTTGTACATCTTTTGGATCTCGATATTTTAAAGATATTTTATTGAATCCAATTATTAATATCGATATTCTCAATAATAGATATGATCAAATTGATTTTGTTTTAAATAACAAAAATTTTATTAAGATTATGAAACATTTGAAGGGAATTCTTGATATAGAAAGAATCAAAAGAAAAATGATATTAGAGAAGTTTAATCCACAAGATTGGATTGGTTTTCATACTTCGGTGGAAAATTGCATTTTTATTTTGGATAATTTCTATAATAAGTCTTCTATTGAATATCGAGAAATGATAGATTATTATCGTAACATACTTGATTTCAATGAGATTTCTAAATATAATTTAAATGATATTAAAGGAAATATTTTTAAAGTAGGCATTTATGAAAATATAGATGAACTTGTTCTTGAATTTCAAGCATATTATAATAAAATCAAAACTTTTTCTAATAAAATAAATTCAATTGACGATGGTGATAATACTTTATGTAAATTGGATTATAGTGATAAAGATGGTTTTCATATTTCAATGACAAAAAAGAGGTTTGATTATGCTAAACAAAAAAATAATGATTTTATGATTGATTTCACAATCAAGTCTCAAATTGCAAACAATGTTAGAATTATCAATAAAGACATATTAAATTCATCTATAGAAATGGACAGAATCCAAAATGTTATTATCAATCAGGTTAGGAAATATTATCAAGATTTTGTGAAAACTTTTGTTCATAAATATAGTAATATAATCGATAATTTGATAATTGAAATTTGTAAAATAGATGTAGCATGTTCAAATGCTTATAATGCATATTATTATAGATATTATAGACCTAAAATTCAACAAACAGAATCGTCTTTTATTAATGCAAAATATGTAAGACATCCAATTATTGAGAGAATAAATGATAATATTGAATATATTGGCAATGATGTAAATTTAAACTGTGATAAAAATGGAATGCTTTTATATGGAATCAATTCTTCTGGTAAAAGCAGTTATATGAAATCAATTGGAATAAATATTGTAATGGCTCAAGCTGGAATGTTTGTAGCATCACATGATTTTACTTTTAATCCATATTATCATTTATTTACAAGAATTTCTGGTATGGATAATATTTATAAAGGATTAAGTAGTTTTACAGTTGAAATGTCTGAATTGCGTAATATTATGCAAAGATGTGATCATAATAGTATTGTTTTAGGTGATGAAATTTGCAATGGAACTGAAATAATTTCAGCACTTTCAATAGTATCAAGTTCAATTGATACTTTGATTAAGAAAAAAACAGCTTTTATTTTCGCAACACATCTTCATGATTTAATCAAAATCAAAACTGTCAACCAATATGTAAATAAAAGCATATCAATTAAACATATTCATATATCATTTGAAGAAAATGGGGTGATTAAATATGAAAGAATTCTCAAAGATGGTAAAGGAATCGATACATATGGTTTAGAAGTTTGTAAATCTCTTGATATGCCCAATGATTTTATGAAAATTGCAGAAAATGTTAGAAAAGAGATTGATGGTTTAGATAATATGATGTTAAAACCAACAAAATCCAAATATAATAATAAACTTTTTTTAAATGAATGTAAAATTTGTGGTGAAAAAGCAAGTGATACACACCATATAGAATATCAGTCGAAAAGTGACGAAAATGGAAATTTTAAAAATTTCCATCAAAATATTAAACATAATCTTGTCGCTCTTTGTAAATCTTGTCATAAAAAAGAACATAATGGTGAAATTTCTATAAAAGGATTTGAAGAAACTTCAAATGGATTAACTCTTAATTATACGGAAAAATCTTTTCATACAGATACTGTATTTAATTCAATTCAAGATGAAGACATTAATAAAATTAAGCAATACATTAAAAAAGGCAAATTACATTGGTTTTTTCGTAAAAATAAAACAAACTCATTTCAAGAATGTAGCAATATTGAAAAAATACAGAAAAAAATAAGACAATTGACTGGAAAAATCATTGATGTTGAAAAAATTGAACATCTTGTCTTTGACCCAATGTATTAAGTAAATAACTCAATCTTGGATTTAATATGTATGTAAAATAGATATCTTCTATTTTGTCCAGGGTGTTTCTCAAAATTATCATTAATTCGTGAAAAAACATTGTCCATAAACTGAAGTTTGTCAAATATAAAGCATCGTCTTCTAAAACATAAAAAATTTCTTTTTTAATATCATTGAGTATTTTTATAACTTTTAATTTTGTATGTGTAACAGTCATTTATTTTTCATCAAATGTTACCTTTATATAGGACTAATTAAAATATTACATATTTTTAAAGAATAATGACTAATCTTTATTCCCAAATTTTGGAATCAATGAAAAATAAAGAGTGTTTGTTTTATCTCAAAAGTTCCTTTTTAAAATTTAGTTTACATATAATGTTAATAACATTATTTATCTTATTTATTATTACTTTAGCATATATTTTCAGATTTGAAAATTTACGAAATTTAATAAAAGAAAAAAGATTTTATGAAGACATTTACATTATATCAAATGATTTCTTTCATTCCAATACTGTTTATTATAATGTTTATATTTTTATACAAATATGTTTTTGGAGTTTTTATCTTCTCATTTATATTTATATATACATTATCTCAAAAAAAAATGTTAACCAACAAGCATTGATACATCAATACATATCGTCGAGATTAATTATTTATTGTTGTTTGATTTTATTCGTTTCCAGTTTATTTACATATTTAGATAATTCGAACCCGGATTATAACATCGGGAAGTTAAAAGAAGAATTCAATGAACATATTCGTAAATTTGTAGAGAGTTATATCTTTACAAATCCAACATATAAAGCAAATCTCCAATCTAATCAAATTCCAAAAACTGGTGATAATGATAAGACCGCTATAAATGCAACCGCATTCCTGATATTCAAGAAATTAGGAAATAATTATATTTATTATCAAAAACTTTCAGATATATCATGGGTCAATGTTATTGATTATGATACAAATACTCTATTTGATACATCGACTATAAAAGAGTATGATCTACCTCAAGAAGTGATAGACAAAGTCAAAAGTAATGAAAAAGGCATAAATGAATTGATAATTAAGATTAAAAATGCAACTAATATAACTTCATCAAAACAATTTTATGCATTGATAATACAAATGATTGTTTTTATGTTGATAGCATTTGATTTGTTTCATAAGAAAAAATAATATATAAAAATAGATTAAAATGAAGAGTGAGAAACAACCCAGATATCCTTTATTAAAAAAAGTTAACATATTTGCCATTTTTCAGTCAGTAATTAATTTGTTTATTTATGGATTGGGTAAATATGGTTCATATGCATTAGTACTTATAATTGCCTTTTTATCATTTATCAATTTTATTATAATAGTGTTTACGATTTTTTGGTATAATCTTAAGCATGATAAAGATACAATTATAAAAGAGACTTTAAAATATAAGTATTTAGAATATGTTAAATTCATTCATTGCAAAAGAAAAGGTGAAAGCAGTCCAAAAAGTGGTGATGTAAATGGAGATGAAGAAAAAATTTGTGATAATACTGATATAAACGAACCGTTGTCCTTTCTTATTTTTGCAATAAATTCACTAATTGGTTTATTAATATATTTATATATAATCTTGACAATCGGATTAATATTTTCAGCAATTATTTTATATACCATTCCAATCATTAAAATATTTATCGAAGATGTTGATTTTGATGATGAAAAACTAACACCAGAATATGTAAAATCTTTATTTACTGCTGATATGTTTATAGGAATCATCATTGCAATTATTTTACAATTTGTTCATAAATCATTATATTCTTCAAATATTCACCCAATTTTAAAAAATATACAGGAATACCACGACAGCTTTGACAAAGATATATATGATATAAAGAATAAAATATTCAATATAATTGATGATGACAAAAAAAATGAAGGCTTTGATTTCATTAAGAATTTGTTTGATGAGTACAATCGGGAAAATACAAAAGATATTATCGATAAAATCAAACTTCAAGGAGATATTAACCAAAATGATAAAAATATAGAAGCAGAAAAAATAGATAAAAATAAAATTATATTATATTTTATTCTCTATAAACACTTGTATGATGAAATTCCAGATACGGTAAAAAACAAAAAACCAGATTTATTAACATATTTTTTCGGAAAAAAAGAATCATCATATATCTCATTTTTCGTAGATGATAGAGGAATAAAACTTATTGATCCATCAATATATAAAGAATATTCAGAAGTAACTGATGAAATTAAAAAAGAAATTGATGGAATTAATTTCAAATTAAGACAAATTCCAGAATTCGGAAATATTTCAGCTAATTTCATTACATATTCTTTTATTGTATTTGTAGTTTCAGTGGTAAGTTTTATCTTTCACACTAATGTAATGTTTGCAAATGTTACAGATGAAGAAAAAGAAAAAATTCAAAATATTAGAAACAAATTTAGTAATTATTTACAAAGACTTCGTAACCCAGATGAATAAAAAGATAAGAATTGGATATGATAATCTGATTAAAAATTCTTGAGTATCTGAAAGAGAATTTTCAGATAAATATTTTGATAAATAATAATTTATGACTTTGTCCAATGCTATCGCAAGAAGAATTACTAATGAAAAAATTCCAAGTTTAATAACTTCATTTCTTTTAAAAACCATTCTATCCCAGAAAGAATAAGATGGTGTATATTGTCTTCTTGATTGTACAGGTTGAGTTTGTTGCATTTGTTGCATTTGTTGCATCATAGGTTGTACAGATTGTTGAACATTTTGCTGTTGATTTATTGGAGGTTGTATAGAATTTGCATATTCAGGTTGAGAACCAAATTCTTGTTTTTCGTCTTGGTACATTTGCTGATCATTGTCTGAAATTCCACCATATACTTGATCTAATTCAGCCATTTATATATTGTACTATATTATATAGCTATATTTTTTATCTTCTTTTTATTTAAAGAAGAAATGGTAAAAATAAATTATTTTTATATAACAAGTCTTATCTCGATAATTTCATTTTTTGTATTGATAGGTTCGTTTAAAAAAAGCAAAAAGATCGTTGAAAAGTTTTCTTTGAATATTCTTACAGATGAAGAAAAATCATTTATCAACGAATTAAAAAATACTGAATACTCAAAAATTTTGGATCTTGTAAAAAACAAAAACATGACCAAATCAAAAATTGACAAACTTATTAAAAAATTATCAGAAGAAAAAGATAAAATCGAACCAGTGTATGAAGTTCCTGATAAAACCTATTTATAAATCATCATCTGAAGAATCTTCATACGAGCTGTCATCTTCATAAACTGTTTCTATTTTTGATCTTAAATATTCAAGTTGTTTGTCATTGTTGATTTCTCGTTTCACAGTTTCATACGCAGTTTGGTTATTTTTATTTGATATTCCCGGTGGACTATATTCTAATTCGCGTTTTTTATAGATTTCCAAATTATCTCTTGATAAGTCTTCTTCATCTTCATCCGAATCACCTTCTTTATCTTCTTGTTTATACATATATTCAATAAAATTTGGATTATATTCAGGATTTAATATAGAATTTGTAACTGTATTACAATATTGGGGTTCATAATAATAAATAGCAAATGTCAAATTGTGATTGACTCCTTTGAAATCATATAATTCACCGTCATTTGTTTCAAATCTGAATGTTAATTTTGCTAATTTTCCAATCGGATGAAATTCGCGCAACGGAACTTTCATAAATGTGGTTTTTTCATCATTATATCCATAACTGTTGATTCTTATTTTTGCAAGTCCTAAGCTGTATTTTGAATATGATAATGATCTATATAAATGTTCTTCTATTTCCGGACATTTTAATATAAGATATTTAAATCCAAGTAAATACATCATACCAGGTGAATTTATTCTATATGTTCCATCATCTTGTTTAAAACTGAAAAATAGTTTTTCACAACCTGGTAATTTATTCATAGGTTGAAAAGCATAATTTATTTTATTTTTTTCATTATCAATTGTGTGTAAATCGAAACCTAAAACTTCTGCAATTGTAGATTGTTGCATATCCAAAATAAAAGATTTTGATGATAAAAAATATATACGATTTGTCAAATCAATTGGGGTACTATAGGAAATGATATTTAAATCATATTCTTGTAATAAAGTTCTTATTTTCTCAATTAAGGTTTTTGAAGTATAATCACCTGGTGCTATTTGAATTATTTGAAAATTTGATTTGTCATATGAATATTGTCCATTTTCATTGAGAATCGGTTCCAATGTATCATCTTCATTTTCTAAAATTTGGAAAAAAAGCTTATTATTATTATCATCGATATTATACATTGTCTTTGGTATACTTGCATCTAATAGTTCCATACCAATCACATATTTAAAAGGTGTTTGAAATTCAATAGAATATTCGGATGGATAAGGATAAATTCTTCTATCTCTGCTACTACTATCAACTAAAAATGTATAAGATTGTCGAATACTTTGTTTTTTAAGATAATTTATATCTTCTATAGACATTATAGAGTGTGTATATAGATATTCTTAAATGTATCGTTTACTTATTATAACGTTTTTATTTATACTTATTCTATCGTTTATAATGTTTTTTTCTTATAAAGAAAATTTTTCAAATACTGAATTACATGTAAAAACTAGACCTTGTGAAATATTTTTAACGGATGATCCTCAACAATGTAAAATGCTATATCAAACTTTTAAATTAGGAAAAATACAATTGAATATTTTGAGAAACAAGCTTCAAAAAGAAGAGTTTTATAGCCATCTCATTGAATATATTGATAATATTTTGAAATTTAAAGATTTGAATTCTTGTAGTATCAAATTAGACGATATTTCTGAAGTCCATAGTAAAGATGAAACAATTTACGAAAGACAAAATATTGATGTCAAAAAATATGACAAAAAATCATTAGAAGGTTATTGTTTTTTTGATTCGAAATCTTCTGAGGAAATTTTAGATAAATATAGTAATATTATTGATACAGATTCTATTGAAACCATCAATCATCTTGTTGATATCAATAATAAAGATATAACTAAATATGATATATTTAAAATCAAAAAAGACCAATTACAAATTTGTCATAATAAAGATATTGATATACCTGATAAATCCACATTTCTCAAAATTTCTTGTGATTATATTGATGATGAAATTAAAATTATCAATATTAGTATTGTAGGATTTGATAAAAATAGTAATAAAATGGAATATTTATCTGATGAAAATGTGATGAAAAAATTTAATAAACGATATACATCATTGTTATATAAAAATAATTCAATTATTAAAGAATTTATTAATATGAAATCTGCTGTATATAAAATAGTATTCAATAATTGTAATCAAATAGATGATTTTGGTGTTTCTATGATTACAATAAATTTGAAGGATCTTAATATGGAAAATAAATTAGTATCTCCATTTATCAAATTCACAGAAGATGTTGAAAAAAAAGAGGAATCGGATGAGAAAAAAGAACGAAAAAAAAAAGAGGATATCAAAACTGAAATTAGAAACTCTGAAATAAGTAGATTATTGAATAATACTATCAAAAAAGCAGAGGAAGAACTTCTCAACATTCAAAATAAATATATTGAATATGATATTTTATCAAAAAAAGACCAAGAAAATGATGAAAATAATTTTCAAAAAGACAAAACATTGAAATTATCGAATTTAGAATTAGACGAAAAGAAGAGAGAATTTTTGGAAATTCAAAAAAATGCATTAAATGCAAAAATGAATATTATAAATGATACAATTAAATTAGACTTTTTAAAAGATAGATCAACTGGTATAAAACTTCCTTTTTGGAAATATTCTCATTTATTTTCAAACGATGATTGTATATATATAAATTTCTAACCAAATAAAGTCATTCTCAATGATTTATTAGTTTTATCAATATCAATGATTGGAATTTTATTATTTCCAATGATAAATGATGTGATAAAGTTTGGATTTAAATTATAATTTTTCAAAAATTTCTCATTATTTAATAACAATATTGTCTTAAATATAATATAACAATATGCATTAGTTTCTTCATACCATTCATTGGTTCCTTGTAAACTTTTTAATTTATTGCTTTGTTTTATCGAGTGATCTTTCTCCAGATTCAAAATGATTTGATAAGGTATTTGAGTTTCAAATGACAGGAAATTTGAGTGAAATATTGTTGCAAAAAACTCAACAACAGCTTCGTTTGGTAATAGTTTTGTTTTGTTAGAAATATTAAAACATTGTTTCAATCTTCTTATATTATTTTCATTATATTCATCGATATGAATCATATTACAATGGTGTAATATTTCGTGTAAAACTGTTTTGGATAACTCTTCTTCACGAAATATAAATATTTTTTCAGATTTTGAGAAGGTAAAACCTCCATTAATATTCTTACAACACATAATCTCATTTTTGAGAGGTAAATACCTTTTTTCAGGATATAACACTATATGAATGTCGAAATTTTTTTGCATATCAAAGTATTTTGTAAGTGTTATACAATTTCTCAAAACACTATATAATTTTGTGGATGGGATATTGATATTATCAAGATAATATATATGTAATGTTATATTATGTGATTTGAGAAATAAATATTTATTACAAGATACAACAAAATCCTTTACTATATTCCAACAAAAATATGAATTATTATAAAAATATGCAATATCATCTGAGACTTTTTGATTATAATATTTTTGTTGTATATCACTTAGATCTATTTTTTGATAAATAGTTTTTAATTTTTTATTATCAATCATTTTGATAATCAAAAAACGATTGAGCTTCTCTAATTACTATCAATATAAAAGAATTATTCTTCAATTTGTAACTTGCATCAATCATTTTTTCAGACATCATTTTAGCATGTATTTCATCATTTATATTATCACATTTTTGAGATTCTTTGTACCAATGTAAAGATCTTGTTACAAAAAGATCAGAAATAATCGTCTTTATATCAAATTTCATTTTTTCGTTTTTTTTATCATTCTTCCAAATATTGTCATTATAGTCATAATAAGTCCATTGTTTATCTCCAATATATTTATATTTATCTTTAAACACTTTATGTACAATAAGAGATACATCATAATGTGTTAAGTTATAATTGCATTTATCAATATAATCATTAATATCATTAATCATAATGAAAAAAACAATACTTAATTTATAAATAGATTAATTTTTTATATTGATAATTGTAGAGTATATATGAATTCATTTGATATATTAGATGTTTATTTCAATGATCATAAATATCCATTTACAGGACATCATATCGATAGTTTTCGCAAACTTATAAAAACATATATTCCTGAAATTATCAAATCTTATAATCCTATTACAATGATTAAATACGACGATTTGAATAACATTAGAATGAAAACTGATATTTATATTGGGGGTAAAAATGGAGATGAGATTTTTATAGACAGACCAATAACATATGAAGATGGTGATGCTAAATTAATTACACCAAATGATGCGAGATTGAAAAATCTGACATATGAAAGTAATATGTATGCAAATATTCTTGTAGAAATAACTGATGTTGATAATAATATAATTCAAAAGAATTTCAAAAGAGTTGCATTTGGAAGTATCCCAATAATGCTTCATAGTGATATTTGTATGTTAAATAGTCAAGGTTATGAAGTATTAAGAAAACTAGGAGAATGTATATATGATACTGGTGGATATTTTATTATTGATGGTAAAGAAAAAGTAATTATATCACAAGAACGTATAACAACTAATAGATTATTTATAAGTAAATTGAAAGAAGATGATCAATATAGTCATAAAGCTATGATAAGATGTACAGCAGAATCTGGTGAAAATATGTTATCTCCGAAAACCGTACAATTTATGGTTGTTAAAGATAGAAAAAACATAACATTAAATAATGAAATTGAAGATGAAGAAAATGATGAGAAAAAACATATTATTAAATCACCTGGTAGAATATTGGTAAGTCTACCGTCTATTAATACAAATATTCCACTTGTATTATTTTTTAGAGCATTGGGAATTGAAAGTGATAAAGATATATATGAAGCAATATTTGGAGTGAATAATAGTGAAATTGAAAATAAGTTTTTTCAAACTTTTATCAGACCTTCTATTGTAGATAATGATTTTGCAATATATACACAAGATAAGGCAATTGAATACTTGAAGTCTCTTGTTAAATATCAATCAATAGATCAAGTAAAATATATTTTGACAATGGATGTATTTCCAAATATTCCTCATTTTAAAAATAAGGGGAAATATTTAGGTTATTTAATAAAGCAAATTTTCAATACTGTTAAGGATGTATCGCCTCCGAGTGATAGGGATAGTTATGTTTATAAAAGGGTTGATATAAGTGGTTATTTACTAGCCGAATTATTTCACGAATCTTATGCAAAATTAAGTAAATTTATCAGAGATAAAATGGATAGTATGTATCATTATGGAAGTTGGAATCAAAAACAAGATTATAATGATTTTATAACCGAACAAAATATATACAAAATTATTCCACATCTATTAATTGCTGAAACTTTTACAAAGTCTCTGAAAGGAATGTGGGGATTAGCAAGTAGTGAAGATCCTGAATTAGGGAAAGTTCAAGATTTATCCAGAATTAGTTATATTGGATATTTATCACATCTTCGAAGAGTTAATATGCCACTTGATAGGAGTATTAAAATAACTAGTCCTCATAAATTACATTGTAATCAATATGGTATAATGTGTCCATTTGAAACTCCTGATGGAGCATCTGTTGGATATCTTAAAAATCTTGCATTTTTAACAAAAATAGCAGCAGGAACAGGTGTTCAAAATATCAAAGATTGTTTAATTGACTTATCTGTTATACCTATTGAAGATTATTTAAGTCCTTATGATAAAAATCTTGGAAAGGTTTTTATAAATGGATCACTTTATGCTATTACAAGAACTCCCCATATTCTATGTAGAACTTTGAAATTATATCGTCGTAATAATCTTATTAATATATTAACATCAATATCTTGGAATATTAAAGATAATGAAATAAGAATATTAACAGAAGCTGGAAGACCATCGAGACCTCTTATTATAGCTGGTAAATCTATTGAAAAATCTTCAAATTGGTTTGATCTCGTTGTTGGAAAAACTTTAAAAATGACGAATGAAGAAAAAAGTGATGAAATATATTATAAGGATCATTATATAAATCCAAGAACAATATTCAAAGGATTAACAGATAATGAAATCCTAGAAAAACTTGAAACAAATTCAGCTTCTATAGAATTTTTAGATGTTGAAGAATCTGATACTTGTTATATAGCGATGAATGAATCAGAATTGACGAATTTTCATACACATATTGAAATTCATCCTTCAACTATGATGAGTGTTGTTAGTGCCAATATTCCTTTTTCAAATCATAATCAATCTGCTAGAAATGTTTTTCACGCTGCTCAAAGTAAACAGGCTATTGGTACATATGCTACAAATTTTAATAATAGATTTGATACTATGTCATATGTTTTACATCATCCTCAAAAACCTATAATCAGTACACAACTATCACAATATACATGTAGTGATGATATACCAAATGGTTATAATGTAATAGTTGCTATTATGACATACACTGGATACAATCAAGAAGATAGTATTATTATTAATAAAAATAGTGTCGAACGAGGGTTATTTAATCTTTCATATTATAAATCAATTACAGCAACTGCAAAAGAAATTTCTCCAAATGAAAAAGTTATATTTGCCAATCCTATTGAATATAAAAACAAGGGTCTTAATGTAAAAGGTATTAAACATGCTAATTATAGTTTACTTGATGAAAATGGGTTCATAAAAGAACAATCTTATGTTCCTAAAGGACAAAAAGTTGTTATTGTTGGTATGTTAAATGTCAAAGAAATTTATAAAGAAGTTAAGAAAGGGGTTTTTATGGAATATGAAAAGGAATTTATATATACAGATGTGTCTATTACAACTGATAATACTTTATATGGTATTGTGAATAAGGTGTATTTTTCAGAAAAATCTATTGGAAACAATTCGTCTATTTGTAAAGTCAGATTTTTGAAAATAAGAAAGCCTGAATTTGGAGATAAACACGCATCAAGACATGGTCAAAAAGGTGTTATAGGTATGATTCTTTCTGAAGAAAATATGCCTTTTACTAAAGATGGCATTCGTCCAGATATTATAATAAATCCACACGCTATTCCTTCTAGAATGACTATTGGTCATTTAGTTGAATGTGTTTTTTCGAAATTATGTTGTTTAAACGGATCTATTGGAGACGGATCTGTTTTCATTAATTTTGAAGAAAACAAAATTTATAATAAATTGGAAAAATATGGTTTTAATAGTCACGGTAATGAAATTCTCTATAATGGTTTTAATGGACAACAGATTCATACTGAAATCTTTATTGGTCCGACTTTTTATTTTAGACTTAAACATATGGTTGATGATAAAATAAATTCAAGAGGTCTCGATAGAGACAAAAATGAATTACCTAAAGTTATGTTAACAAGACAGCCTACTTCAGGTAGAAGAAAGGGTGGTGGTTTGAGAATTGGTGAAATGGAAAGGGATAGTATTTTAAGTCACGGAACTTCATTATTTATCAAAGAAAGTATGATGGAAAGATCTGATTTATATCATTGGGCTGTATGTAAAAAATGTGGAGTCCAATGTATCTTTAATCCTTCTGCTAAAAATAGAATAATAAAATGTCAATTGTGTAATGACGATGATGTAGCTGTTATCAAAACACCTTATTCATTTAAATTATTTTCACAAGAACTTGAAAGTATGGGGGTATCAATGAAATTGAATACTGAAAATATTGATTTACCATATGAAAGAGGTATTGATAATTGTTTAAATGATGATGTATTTGACAATTATGATATGAATGTAATAAATGAAATTATTCCAGAAGAACCCGATTTTATGATAGGAGGGAATACTGAAATTGATGGTGGTGATATTAGTCGAGGTGAGATGAATGGTTGTGAGATAGTTGAAGGTGATATTAGTGGTGGAGAAATGGATGGTGACGAGATGGATGGTGGGGAATTAAATAGTGAAATGGATTGTGGCGAGATGGTTGAAGGTGATATTAGTGGTGGAGAAATGGATGGTGACGAGATGGATGGTGGGGAATTAAATAGTGAAATGGATGGTGGCGAGATGGATGGTGGTGAGATTGATGGTGGAGAAATGGATGGTAGTGAGATGGATGGCGGGGAATTAAATAGTGAAATGGATGGTAGCGAGATGGACGGTAGGGAATTAAATAGTGAAATGGATGGTGGTGAGATGGATGGTGGGGAATTAAATAGTGAAATGGACGGTGACGAGATGGATGGCGGGGAATTAAATAGTGAAATGGATTCTAATAATAAAAAAATTATTATAATTAACTAATATTTTTTTAGTTATTATCATTAGATACATATACAAATAAATTATGGATATTATTATGCCAATATTATTTCTCATATTTTTTGTAATAATTGTTTTAATTGTTGCATATCTTGTATATGATTATATGAATTATAAAGGCAATGTTGACAAATCAATCAAAATAGCGTCATCACAGATAAATCAAGAATTTGAAAAAGTTATTGAAAATGTTGATACATATTCTAGTAATATTGTTACAGTTGATGAAAAAATTCATAATTATGATAACTCTTTGAAAAAGTTTTTTAGTTTTAACGATGAAAATAATAATGTAATTACCAATGAAAAAATGTTTAATCACGCGTTTGATGGTATAATTCCAAATCTTGAATTGATATCTCAAGTTAATGCTATCAGTGGTTTAAGTATCAAAACATCAACTGAATTAATAAATGACAGAAACTTGAAAATATGTAATGATGCTGATAGTTGTGTGAATATGAATGTTAACACAAATGGATTTCAAATAACACCAAATAGTAAGGTAAACAATATTTCCATAAATGATAATGATAAATTCCCATTAGCTTCATTTGATTTGGCACATAAATCAATATATTTGGGAGGTGATAATGAAAATAATTCACCTCTTTATATTCAAAATGACGAAGTACATATTAAAAATGCAAAAATGTACAGAGGAAATTCTGGAGATTATTTAACCCCTACAGAAATTAATAATAAATTATCATTAGTTGATTCTCAAACAGATCAGCAACAAGCGATCAATATATTAACAAATCGTATAACAACTAACGAAAATAATATAACAAACATGAATAATAATTCAGTAATTGTTTATTATTCACTTCTTCATGTTATTTCTGATTCTAATAGAGAAATTGAAATTTTGTTTGTTATTAATAATAAAGTTAGTATATCAACTGGAAAAACTATTCAATTTCCTTTGAATAAATCAATAATTAGTCCTTATGTATTGACAACACCATTTGTGACAGAAAATGAATCTGATTATATAAAATTGAATAGCGATGACACTCAAAATATAACCATAGATGTTGAAAATACAGATGTAAATTATGTAATAAAACTGAATATAATTAATAATAATATACCTGCCAATAGTTTCATTGCATTTAAAAAGAAAATACAGTATACTGGAGATAATCCATATACCATTGTAAGAGATAAAAATTCAAGATCATCTGGTGTTATTACTGGTAATATCATTTCAACTATTATAAATTCTTAAAATTCAATAATGCACATCTTAAATGAAATTAAACACACTTTTTTAGTACATCTTAAATTAAACACACTTTTTTTTGTTTTTGATATATTTATATATTTTTAAGCATTATTTTGATATTTTTGGAAATTTTAATCCATGGCTTACTTTTTGTATTTTTGGGCTTACTTTTTGTTCATTTTACAAAACTATATATTTTTCATCTTTAATCAATATTAATCATCAGTATGCTTTAACTTGTTATAATTTTTTCAAAAAAATAAATTTAGTAATTTACACTTTTATATTTGTATACTACTTGCTTACTCATAACAACATTATATAAGGTTTAATTTTGAATATTTTAGAAGCTCGTGATTGTGAACTGTTTTTGCTCATTTTGACCCCCCCTCTCTACCCCCATTGTCTCCATGACTTATAGAAAAAGGTCTTTTTTTTCCGCTTTTTAATATGAAAATAAAAAAGAGTACATTTCTTAATAATTTTGTAAATTCATTATGGTTTTATAATTTTCATAGATTTTTAAAAGAAATGTACTCTTTTTTAATTTTGAACACATCTTATAACCTCTTTTATTTTTGATAGAACGGTATTATACTTCTCATTATCTGTTTTATTGTATATTATAAACAATTTATTTCGTATATGATCATATTTATCAGTATCTTTTATTTCATTTAATAATTTTATTTCATTGTTGTCACAATACATGAGAAGCACTTCTGTATTGTCTTTCATAAGATTGGTAGACAGTAGACCTATG